ATATTAAGTTGCATATATGACTCTTTTCTTTAACCTTCTATTACTAGAGCAAGAAACAAAATGTGACTCACAATATTTAGTTGAGGCTTTAAGACTGTTTTATCTTAATAAAAGCATACCAAAAAATGTGCACACTAAGTATAAACCTTTAAGAAAATCACTGGTTGGTACTAGCTTTTTATTAAAACCCAGTCCATTATTCTCAGATAAAACAACTGATGATATATTTCGAGCACAGTATATAAGACTAGCAGGACGTAGAGACTATTCACTTTATAAACACTTCTCAGTTACCTACTTAGACTTGTCCTACTTTGCAGATATTGATTTAGCCGCAATAGATAGAAACCCACTTTTAAAAATTACAGACAACAAAATTTACTTCAAATACGAGGAATAAAAACATGGCACTTAGCTTTAAAAATACTAAAGGCAAAGCTCAATCAAACAAAGTTGAGAGTTACGAATACAAAGACGGCGAGAATACAGTTCGTCTTATCGGTGGAGTTCTACCCCGCTATATTTACTGGCTAAAAGGAACTAATAACAAAGACATTCCAGTTGAGTGCCTGGCATTTAGTCGTGAAAAAGAAAAGTTTGACAATCTAGAAAAAGATCACGTACCTGATTTCTTCCCTGACGCAAAATGCAGTTGGAGCTACTCAGTTAACTGTATTGATCCAAAAGATGGCAAAGAAAAAGCACTTAACCTGAAAAAGAAACTTTTTGAGCAGATTGTTACTGCGGCAGAAGATTTAGGTGATCCTACAGACTATGACACTGGTTGGGATGTTGTTTTCAAGCGAGTTAAGACCGGCCCTCTAGCATTTAACGTAGAGTACACACTTCAAGTACTACGTTGCAAGCCGAGAGCTCTTAGCGAAGCAGAACGCGCTATTGCTGATGCAGCTAAATCTATTGACGAAAAGTTCCCACGCCCTACCGAAGCAGAAGTACAAGCCTTGCTAGTTAAAATTACAACTAACCAAGGTGACGAGGAAGAAGGTGACGGAACTGATGCCGAGCGCGAAGCAGTCAAAGAACTAGGTTAAAAATTATAGCCCGCAAATAATTATGGTTTGCGGGCTATTTTTGTCTATTACAACATGAAAATACTTTTCACGGCAGATGTTCATATTAAGCTAGGTCAGAAAAATGTTCCAATTGATTGGGCTAGAAACAGGTTTCACCTATTTATTGAACAGTTTGCAGAAATGCAACAGCAAGCTGATTACGTTATAATTGGTGGTGACGTATTCGACAGACTGCCTACAATGGATGAGGTCGAATTATACTTTGACTTTGTAGCCAGTATAAAAAAGCCAGGATTTATTATTCCTGGTAATCATGAAATGTTAAAGAAAGATACTACTTTTTTAACATATCTTAAAAAATCCACTCACAGAATAAATCCACTAGTGCAAATCATTGACGACTTTAACAGTGATTTGCTAGCCGGTGATGTAGACTTTATACCTTATAATAAACTAAAAGAATACGACCCACGTGATATAGATATGCATGGACGCATTCTTATCACTCATGTTCGAGGCGAGATCCCTCCTCACGTAAAGCCGGAAGTTAATCTAGAACTATTTGATCGCTGGGACATAGTTTTAGCAGGTGACTTGCATAGTTATGAAAATTCGCAACGAAATATACTCTATCCTGGCAGTCCTTATACTACTAGTTTTCATAGGTCTAGAGTTGATACTGGGGCTATTCTTCTTGACGTCGGTAGTCTGGAACATGATTGGCTGAAGTTCAACTTACCACAGCTTATTCGTAAGACTGTTGGAGTAAATGACCCTAAACCGCCAACCGACTTTGATCACACAATTTATCAAGTCGAAGGCGACATGGCAGAGCTAGGCGAACTAGAAGATAGCGACCTAATTGATCGCAAAGTAATTAAACGAGATACAGATTCAGCCCTTATCCTGGAAGCTGAAATGACTTTAGTGGAAGAAGTAAAAGAGTACTTAACCTATATTTTACAGCTTCCAGAAGATACTATAGAACAAGTATTAAAGGAAATGCAAAGCTATGCGGAAAAACTTGAATTGGATTAAAGCAGAAGTTTGGTCACAAACTAATTGCCCTGCTTGTACAGAAGCAAAGAAATTACTAAGCGATCACGCTATAGAATATCGAGACTACATGATAGGCGTAAACGGGTATACTAAAAAGGACTTAATTGAAAAAGTCCCTGATGCTCGCAGCGTCCCACAAATTTTCTTAAACGGCAAACTAATTGGCGGCTTAAACGAACTAAAAAGAGAAATAGCCAAGCATGATAACAATCAAAAAACTACGATGGAGTAATGCTTTTTCTTATGGTGCAGATAACACAATCGATTTTGTTGCTGCACCGCTTACACAACTCGTAGGTAGAAACGGGCATGGCAAAAGCTCCATTGCCCTTATCTTAGAAGAAGTATTATTTAATAAAAATTCAAAAGGTATTAAAAAGTCTGATATTTTAAATCGCTATGTAAAAGACAAGGCGTATAAAATAGAGCTAGAGTTTAATCGTGATGGTACAGACTATGAAATTCGTACTAGTCGCGGCACTACGCAAACAGTAAAGCTGTTTAAAGAAGGCATAGACATTAGTGCACATACCGCGACCGCTACTTATAAAATGATTGAAGATATTTTAGGCTTTGATCATAAAACATTTGCTCAAATTGTTTACCAGTCAAATGCTAGTAGTTTGGAGTTTCTAACCAGTGCAGATACTGCTCGTAAAAAGTTTTTAATTGAAATTTTAAATTTGGGCAGGTATACTCATGCACAAGAAGTTTTTAAACAAATCTCGCAAGACTTGGCAAAGGAAATTGCTCAAGTACAAACCCAAGTAAACACAGTAACTAGTTGGCTTGCGAAATATGAAAAAACTGATTTAAATCTGCGTGATTTTGTAACAGTAACCCCACTAAATCAGGAACAGCTTACTAATATTGCAGCACTAGAAACGACTATAAGTGGGATTGAACAAACAAATAAAAAAATCTCACAAAATAATACTTATAAACAGCTACAAGCAAAAATCAGCTTAGTGCCTATACCGCAGCAACCCAGCGAAAGCATAGAGCCACTACAAGCAGAGGTAGCTACACTAACGAAAACAATTACTGATGCTGATGCCTTTGTTAAAAAGATGCGTGCATTGCATGGTACATGTCCTACTTGCTTATCACAAATTGATGATGCAAAAGTACAAGAATTAGTTAGTGAAAAACAAAAAGAGTCTGAGGATTCCAACTTTAAGAAGCTTGATTTAAATACCAAGATTATCAGTATACGTCAAGCCAAACAGCTATGGCAGCAAGCTATAGAAACACAAAAAGAGTGGGAAAAGTACCATCAACTCATAGATGCTGATATGCCTGATGCACTGCTAGATAAAGATAGTTTGGCAAAACAATTAGGCGAATTAAAAGCAGAAATTGAAGTGGCCCAACGAGAAATTAAACGTGCAGAAGCTCATAATCGTGATGTATCTGCTCATAATTCCAAAGTTGAGTTGATTTCTAAACAGTTGGTAGAGATGAATGAGGAACTGGAGATTTACTCTGGTAAACTAGAACACCTATCCAACAAAATGAATTTGCTAAATATTCTTAATAAGACTTTTTCTACAACAGGATTAGTAGCTTACAAAATAGAATGTTTAGTAAAAGACCTGGAAGATATTACTAATAAGTACTTGGTTGACTTATCTGATGGTAGATTCCAAATTAGTTTCAAAGTTAGTGCTAGTGATAAACTAAATGTTATTATCACGGATAACGGCAAAGACATTGAAATTGCCGCCCTTAGTGGTGGTGAGAAAGCCAGAGTAAACGTTGCAACACTGTTAGCTATTAGAAAACTAATGCAGACCCTATCTAGTAGCCGAATCAATTTGTTGATCTTAGACGAAACAGTCGAGACCTTGGACGTAGATGGCAAGGAAAAATTAGTAGAAGTGCTGTTACGAGAAGAACATTTAAATACTTTCTTAGTATCTCATGGATTTACACATCCGCTACTAGAAAAGGTAAATGTGGTAAAGCGCAATAACATATCTCAGATTGAGGCCTAATATGGTAAAAATTGAAAAAGTAGACGCTGGTGCTAAAGCAACGTTCTTGCGCGAAGGCGTAACAACTCCTGTTTATACAGGTATGCTCCTAAATCTTAGCGAACTAGAAGCAATGGAAGTTGCTGGTGGCAATGTAACTGTTAGTATTGATGAAACCGAAATTCGTGTAATCGCTCCACGTATTAACGTTGTTCCACAACAGGTTACCCTAGTTTCAGAAGTTAAAACACAGGACGAGCCTGTTGTTATTAAACTTGATGTAGCAGAAACAACCGTAGCAGAACCAAAGCCAGCTCCTGCAAAAGTAATAGTTCAACCTGTGCGTAAAAAGTAATGGTTGATTCGAGGGCTAAAGGTGCACGTACCGAAACTGTAGTACGTGACCTTTTACGCAAACATACCGGTTTAGGGTGGGAAAGAGTGCCAGGCAGTGGTGCTCTTGACCCTAAACATCAACTAAAAGGCGATCTTTACGTTCCTGGGCGCACTAATGAGTGGTGCGTAGAAGTAAAAGGTTATGCCGAAGACCACCTAACTAGTGCAATATTAACTGGTAAAAGTCCCCAGCTAATAGAGTTTTGGAAACAAACTCAACGACAGGGACACCAAGTAAATAAATATCCACTACTAATCTTTAAATTTGACAGAAGCAAAGTATTCGTAGCTTTTGAAGATATGCCAACAACAAATAATTACAGGTACTTATTTGTTAGTTGCGACGGATATGAATTTTTTGTTGCACTACTAGAAGATTGGTTAGTTAAAGAGCAACCACAATTTGTGACTTGAAGTTTTAGTTGAATTACAGTATAATACTTAATTAACACAAATAATACACATGAGCAAAAGTTTTAACCAAGTTACAGAATCTGAAAACGTACTAATGATTGTGGATTCACTTAATCTTGCGTTCCGCTATAAACATAGTGGTGCTACAGATTTTGCTGAAGACTACTTACGCACTGTTAAGAGTTTGGCCAAAAGCTATAAAGCTGCCAAAGTTATCATAGCTGGTGATAGTGGTAGTTCACAGTATCGTAAAGCACTAGACCCAGAATATAAACAAAATCGCAAAGATAAGTTTGAGCAACAAACTGAAGCAGAGAAAGCTCAGTTTGAGTTGTTCTTTGAAGATTTCATGCATACACTAGAACATATCGCTGATAACACGGACTACCCCGTGTTGCGTTATAAAGGTGTAGAAGCAGATGATATTGCAGCATATATTGTTAGTAAAAAAGCAGAACTAGGCTTTGATCACATTTGGCTAATCTCCAGCGATCGTGACTGGGATTTGCTAGTACAGGACGGCGTGAGCCGCTTTAGTTATGTTACACGTAAAGAAGTTACTGCTGACAACTGGCACACACATTACGACTTTGATCAAGAGGCTTATATCAGTATCAAATGTCTTACTGGTGATACTGGTGATAATGTGCTTGGTGTACCTGGTATTGGCCCCAAACGAGCCCAATCATTGGTTAACGAATTTGGTACTACTTGGGATATTATTGCATCAATTCCGTTGAGCGGAAAGTACAAATATATTCAAGAACTCAATAAGTGCAAAGATAGACTTATTTTAAATTATCAGTTAATGGACTTAGTCACTCACTGTGAAGAAGCTATTGGCTCAGATAATTGCAAACAAATTGACGAAACCCTACAATTTTACTTAAACTATGAAAATTAAATCTAAACTCGCTGACCCTAAACTGCGGCCTGTACGTGCACACCCAACAGATGCAGGTGCTGATCTTCGTAGCTGCGAAGACGTGGATATTTATCCAGGCGAACAAAAAATGGTAGATACTGGCGTTGCTGTAATGATTCCACCAGGCTTTGTTGGCTTAGTATTTAATCGCTCTAGCCAAGGTAAGATTGGGGTACAGCTAGCAAACTCTGTGGGAGTTATCGACAGCGACTACCGTGGAAATATAAAGGTTATCTTAAAAAATAACGGCGAAGATCCTTATGAGATTCGTCAATTTGAAACACGAATTGCGCAACTAGTAGTTGTGCCAGTACTATTGGCTGATTACGTAGACACAGACCCACGTGACTGGGTAAACACACAACGAGGTACTGGCGGATTCGGCAGTACCGGAACATAAAGGAAATCATGACAGTTTCAACAAGAGCGCAAGTAATAACACGTCGTACATATAATCGCCCAACTTCAGACGACGGAAAACAATTTGAAACATGGCAAGAAACAGTAGCTCGCGTTATTGATCATCAAGCATGGCTATGGGAGCGTGCAGTTGGTCGTGACCTAAACGATACGGAATATGCAGAGCTGTATGATCTAGAACAGCTAATGCTAGATCGTAAGGTAGCAATGAGCGGTCGTACACTTTGGTTAGGTGGCACAGACGTAGCTAAAACCCGTGAAGCTTCACAATTTAACTGTAGCTTTACCCAAGTAGAGACAGTTTATGATGTAGTAGACTGTTTATGGCTACTCTTACAAGGTTGCGGAGTCGGATTTAAACCAATCGTAGGTACACTAAATGGATTCTCAAAACCAATCAAAGACATTCGCGTGGTTAGAAGCACACGCACATCAAAAGGCGGCAGAGAGCATAATCAGGAGACTTGGGATGCAGATACCCGTACCTGGACAATCAGTGTTGGTGACAGCGCAGAAGCATGGGCCAAGTCTATTGGAAAACTCATGGCTGGAAAATATCCCGCTGAGACGCTCGTCCTCGACTTTTCTCAGCTTCGACCAGCGGGCGAAAGGTTAAAAGGATATGGTTGGATTAGTTCAGGTGATAGCGCAATTAGCGTTGCTTATGTTGCTATTGCCAATATACTTAATGGTCGCGCTGATAGTCTACTCACTAGGATGGATATTCTGGACATTATTAATCATCTTGGCACTATTCTATCCAGTCGTCGCAGTGCTGAGATCGCACTTTTCGATTACGGTCAGCCGGAATGGGAAGAGTTTGCTGTAGCCAAGAAAGATTGGTGGCTATATAATAATAGTCATCGCCAGCAAAGTAATAACTCACTAGTGTTTAAGGAAAAGCCACTAAAGAGCGATCTAGAAAAGATTTTCCAATTAATGCAGGAGGCAGGTGGCAGTGAACCCGGTTTCATTAACGAAGTTGAAGCACTACGCAGAGCCCCCTGGTTCAAAGGTGCCAATCCATGTGTCGAAATCCTGCTTGGAAATAAAAGCTTCTGTAACCTCACAGAAACAGATATCGCCAAATTCAAAGGTGACACCGCTGGACTCCACGAAGCCATCAGATTGGCAGCACGTGCAAATTACAGACAAACTTGTGTTGACCTACAAGATGGTATACTACAGGAATCCTGGCACCTTAACAATTACTTCATGCGTTTGTGTGGAGTCGGTCTCACAGGGATCGCTAAACGTCCTGATATGACGGGCTATGACTACGAGTATCTTAAGCGAACAGCAACTGCCGCTGCAGTTGGAATGGCAGACGAGCTGGGTCTACCCAGACCAAAAAATATCACTTGTGTTAAGCCAAGTGGAACACTATCCAAGATTATGGATACCACAGAGGGAGTACACAAACCCCTGGGCAAGTATATATTCAACAATGTACAGTTCTCAAAATACGACCCAGTCGTAGAAATTCTACGAGAAGCAAACTACAATGTAATTAACCATCCAACAGATGATAGCGGTGTACTAGTAACATTTCCAGTCGAATGGGAGGGGGTACCTTTCCATAAAGTAGATGGAAAAGAAGTTAACTTAGACACAGCAGTAGAGCAGCTTGATAAATATAAACTGATTCAGACCAGCTGGACTCAACAAAATACCTCAGTAACAATCAGTTATGATCCTACTGAAATTCCAGCAATTATTGACTGGCTATTAGATAATTGGGATTGTTATGTAGGCGTAAGTTTTATTTACAGAAACGATCCTACAAAAACTGCTAAAGACTTAGGGTACTTATACTTACCGCAAGAAGTTGTGGATGAATATACTTTCCGTACTTATGTACAAAATCTAAAGCCTGTTTCGCTGGAAAATGCTAACAGCTTTGATGAACTAGTGGATGAGGCCTGTGCAACAGGTGCTTGTCCGATTCGCTAACCAACAAGTTATTAAAACATGAACGAACAACAAGTTATTAAAATCGCTCTTAGCGACCTAAGCGTAGATGAAGTTAATTTTATCTTAGCAGGACTACAAGAATTACCAGGCAAAATTTGTAATCCACTTAGTATGAAGATTAAGACGCAAGCCGAGGCTCAGCTTCCCAAGCAGGAAGATGCAGTCAGAAAGCTTCCTGATCAGCAATAATTAGCCAAACAAAAAGCCCCTGTGGAGCAATCCACAGGGGCTTTTTTTTTTTACCCGTCAATAGTACTCATTAAACGAGCGACTAGCTCAAGATCTTTGGCATCCTCACGTTCGCGCATTATTTGGTCACGCTTTTGCTTGCTCCAAGTAAAGCCACCGTCTCCGCCCCATAGATCCCACGCTACACGACCTTTGCTAGGAAAACCTTCCTCTCCGCTGTTAAAACCTGTAGCTTGCTTATCAGGTTCGTGTCGGCTGAAAAAAGAGTACATGCGAAGTACTGTGCTAGCGCTAAGAGGTTCGCGGTCTTTTAGTTGATTTGCTCGTGCTAAACCAACTAGTGTACCACCTGGCTTACCTTCCTCTTTCCACTTTAAGGCACGTTTGGCTGCTGTAGCCATGCCTTCTGTTGGTTTATACGTTTCTGCCATATTTAATCCTTATAGGCCATAATAATTTGTTTACACATTTTGCTGCGAACAATGTCGCTATCTAAGAAGTTTACGATTTCGATACCTTCTAAACCTTTTAAGCGATACAAGGCGTCTTCTAAGCCGCTATCATCAATGTCGGTTTGATCTGGATCTCCGCTAAGAATTACTTTACAGTTCTTACCAATACGCGACAAAAGCATCTTGAATTCTGTTTTAGTCATGTTTTGAACTTCGTCTACTAAGATAATAGCGTTTTCAAAACTTGCTCCACGCATAAAGCCTAGTGGCTTAGGTTCAATATCTTTGTTTTTTAGTGCGTATTCATAAAACCCTTTGCCAAGTGTTCGCTGAAATACTTGATCAAAAGGGTCTAGGTATGGCGCATATTTTTCTTCCAGCTCTCCTGGTAAGAATCCCAATCCACGTCCTGTTTCAACGTTTGGTCTGGTTAATATAATCTTGCTGATTCTACGGTGAAAAAGCTCTCCTGCAGCATAACTAGCTGCTACAAATGTTTTTCCTGTACCTGCACTACCTACACCAAATATTACTTCATTCTGTTTTATAGCTTCTAGGTATTCACCTTGAATGAAGTTTAGTGGTTTTACGTCGCGGAATCCAAATTCTATTGGATTTGGTTGTTGACCGCTTAGTGCTTTACGAGCTTTTTTGCCTGATGAACTTGCCATACGAGTTCCTGGTTAGTTAAAAGAAGCCAGCACTGTATAAGTGCTGGCGCTACTTATACAGTTTGGTTTACTTTTTATCTGGAACTTTAGTGCCTTCTAGTTTTTTGTGAACAGTAATAGTTTTGCACTGTTCTTTAAATTTTCCAGTTTTTTGATCTTTTACTTCCGTACAGACTTTTTTAGTCTCCGTGGCAAAAGCAGTTTGTGGATAAATTATAAAAAGGGATAGTAGTAGGATAGCTACAAAAGTTAAACTTTTCATATTAAATAAGTGGTTGAGCTGCGGGAGGTGGCGCTAACTTACCGTTAAAGCCGGCTTGGGGTTGAGAAACCATTTGTGGTTCTTGACGAGGAACTAAATTCATTATGTCGTCACGACTAGTACCATTAAATCCACTAGATATAGGTTGTGGACTGGCTACTGGAGCTGGTGTAGTTACGCCTGTACTTACCACACTTGCACCTGCAACTTTTTCTTGTGTGCGACCATAAGCACTTACACCAAGAACAGCACCCATTGCTACGTGAAACAGGCCACCGCCTTGTAGTGTAATTGGGGCCCACTGACGAAACGCATCGTTTGCAGCACTTACTTCCCAAAATTGTACAACTGTAAACATAATAGGAAATACTGCAAAATCACATAAACAGCAAATCATATACATAATAGCCATCATAGGTCGCCACTTGCGGGTCATCCAATCTTCTTTATGCTCTGTATTTTTTACTTCTTCAGCCATGGTACTCCTTAGCGGCCAACATATCTGCTAGGCCAGTTATCTACTCGTTCCACGAACTCACTACGAGGTATGATACCAGTACCTAAGTGTGGATACTTCTCTATTCGATCTTCTACTAGCAGTGCAAACATTATACCGGCAAAACTGCATAGTAGTAGGATAACAAAACCTGTACAGGCTTGGCTCCACCACTTAGCCAGCTTGCGACGACGTTGTTTGGCTAGCTTAGCATCTTCACGCATTTTTTGGGCAATAGCTATTTTTTGCTCTTTGCCAATCTTTTCCATCATGCGCTGAACATCAGTATATAAACCACCTAGTTCAGGCGGAGAGTGGTAAACTAAAAGTTCACGTAGTTCTGCATCCATGTGTTCCAGCTTTTTAGTCATTAACACACGTTGTAGTGCACGTTTACCAACACTAGCATCACCAGTATATACTTCCTTACTGCGGCGTTCTTCTTCTTCCCATACCGCAATACACTTTGCTTGATTTTCAAAGTAAATACTTAGTTGTTCACCTATTTCAGCGTATATATCACCAGGATCCTTTTTAGAAAGCTCAACAACTCTGGCTTTTTCTTGCTGTAGCTGCTTACGAGCTTCTGGTGGAACTGGTTTACCTTCGTACTGCTTATTAAACTGCTGGTCTAGGTCTTTTAGTATATCCTTGACCTCACCAGCAGCACCTTTTATATCTTTATAAAGCTTACACCCTGCTTTGACTGCTGATACGGCTCCGTTAGCCAGTGCAAAGAGGGTTAACGGATCCACCTGCTACCCCCTTACAGAGGTAACCACAACCAAACTGCATGAGAAAGCAGTAGTGTTGCAATGGCTCCTACAACTAGCGACCCTAAATAAAGTTGTTTGTTAACTGCTAAAATACTAGCTGTTAAGAATACGATAGCAATCTGATAAAGCATTGAGGTATAAGTGTACCATTTGCTGTGAGTACGCGCTTCGGCGCGTTCGGCCTCCAATTTACGAGCTTTTGCTAGTAATTCACGCTTACCTTCGCCAGTTTCTGGTTCCGAGGTATACCGATCAATGTTAGCTTGTAGTTCTGCTATGCGCTTTTTATCACCTGCATCTTCGGCAAACTCAAGCGACATTTTGTCTAGGCGCTGCTTTATATCCTTGGCTTGGTAGAAGCTGTATGTATTATTTACTTCAATAGTATTTGATAAGATTTTTGAGCTATTGCCGCTACTAAAGTAATTTGTTAGTGCTAGTAATACTGCAAATATAACAATAATAAATCCAGCTTTATCTTTTAACTGCGCTTCACGCTCACTGCGTGATAGTGGTTTTGCTTCTGTCATCTCAAGCTCCTAGTACGTGGGTGGCGTGTTCGTAGTGCTTTATGCGATCCTCAAGTCCTATTGTACCACCATTGATACGTTTAGTCAAGGTCAAAATATCACCGCGGTCAGCCCACTGGTTTAAGTTATTTGTTTCCCAGAACCAGCATGCCGACTGTGCTGCCCCTTCAAAAGTTGCCATGTACTCAGCTGCTTCTTCTGGTGAGATCTCCAAGCTACTAGCAAACCAAAAATAGTTGTCTTTACCAGTTAGTTGAATTAAACCACGACCGCAGTAGCGGTAACCATCACCACTAGCTTCGTCGCCATTGCCCATGCGATTAGCGTATACGCGATTAGCAATAGCGGCCTGCTTATCTGGACGACTAGCGTAGTCATTGGCAATTTCATCGGTAGGAAAATACTTTGGAAATATCTTGCGCAGCGACTGAGCACGATAGTTAAGATTCTCCTTAAGCACCATGAACCCGCCCGACTCGTGCGAGCACTGTGCTATAAAAGCTGCTATGCGTTGAGGCGTGTCTATTTGGTAGTCTGGTAAGAGCTGTTCTAAGGCATGGTGCCAGTGGTCTACGTAAGGATTCTTGGGTAGCAACTGCTTTAGTTGCGCTTGGGTTAGTTGCATTACTTAAATCCTTCATAAATAATTTTTTGTTCACGATACCAACGTTGCCAGGCTTCTACACGAAAAGCACAAGCATAGTACTCGGTATAATTATTGCTCACAGTTGTGGCAACTTGCGACAGTTTAGGGTCGTTAACAAGTTTTTCTAGTGCTGGACATGGTTGTTGCGCTAGTATACCGGGCGCTTCAGGAAACTTAGCTGTCACAGGAACTGTTGTGGAGCAAGCACCAAGTAGTATGGCTAAAGTTAGGATTAGGTATTTCATTTAGGTGCCTCTGCTGCACGATTGTGAGCATCTACAAATGCTTGTGGTATTACACAACCCGTATCGTGCTTAACTACTTCGCGATCAATAAACTTGGTGATTTCACGACCACGTTCTTGTACTACTTTAGTTTTATAAACTACTCGCTCAACAACTTCTGTGTTCACCTGCTTGCTTTGCTGCTCGGCTTGAGCCACTTTTTGTTCCAGCTCACGAACGCGAGCTAACCAAGCGTTGTTGTCTTGAACAGCTCCCATAAAGAAAATTGATGTGGCTATGATGATACCGGCGGAAGTTTTCAATAGTTGCTGATTAGGTATTTTGCGACTGGCGCTTACTAATAAAAACCCAATTAATCCGGCAAAAAACGTCAAATAAAATACGGCATCTGGAATAAATTTTAATATAAACATAAAATTTTATTAGTAAGCGCAGCAATTTCTTGCTGCGCGGTTTGGTTAGTTAAACTGGAGCTGGTGGATTAGCTGGCGCTTCAGGAGCTGGTGGTGCCCATGGTAGTGCTGCTTCTGTAACTGGGTTGTGCTTTTCATCAATTTGCTTAGCGATCTGAGCATTTACGTGATCTTCATACCCATCAACTACTACGGCTTGAATCCAGCCTAGTACTGTTGCTTCGGTAAGTTCCGCAAAAGGAACAAATGTAGATCCGGCTGGCATGTTTAAGCTTGTGAACGGTGTAGCACCACTAAAAGTGCCTTCATGTCCATCTTCATCCACACCAGTTTTTGTCCAGTAGGTTTGAACTACTGCGTCTTGATTGCCGTCTTCAGTTTTGGTTTTTACACCAGTAACTTTCCATGTATAAGTAATAGCCATTGTTTTCTCCTAAAATATGGCGTTTATTTGGCTAGTAGTTGTGCTACTAGTGCTTTTAATTCGTTTATTTCTGCTTGTTGCTTAACTATGCGTTTTGCTAATTCCACAGAACTTGCTAATGCTGCATTTCCATAAGACACAGAAAGCATTCCACTATTGTCCTTGCTTACTGCCTCGGTTAGTAGTAACTGGAAATCTTGAGCAGATACACCAACTTGACGTTCCTCACTATCTATGCGTGTATAGGTACCAGACTTAATTTGAGCTAGGCGCTCAACATAGTCATCAGGTAGTAGAGCCCAATCCTTCTTTAGACGCTCATCAGAATACGCAGTAACGTTACCAGCCATGGTTAAGTTACCACTCATATCCATCTGTAAGCGGTTCGCACTAGCACTCCAACCACCAATACGAATCACGTTGTCGGAATCTAGTCCAAAGTTAACGGCGTAATAACCGGCACGGTGAAACGACATAATTGCACCACCACCGTCATTAGAGTACGCTTGTAGTGGCGGACTATCTGACGTTGTGTTGCGATTTGAGCGGAAATATGCGTAACCAGTTATAGTAGTAGTTAAATTAGTTGAACCGTTAAGGTCTAGATAATAAGTAGTATCTGAGTCGTAGTAAATAGGTGCCATCATGTTATCACGAGCACGAATACTACCAGATACCGCAGCTAAGAAGCCACCGTTTTCCATAACCAACATACCGTGGGTATTTAGGTTAGCGGCGACGCCGCCCGCGTTAGGGTGAGACCATGCTATACCATATAAACTACCGCCGTTAGTACCATCAGCAGGTAGCTTATAGCTATCGCCCATAGCAAACACGCCTTGCAAGCGTGTTGACGTATATGTACCTACAACAGTACGACCATAATCGCCATCTATATATAGGTTACTGTATGTACGTAAACCATCAGCATTAATCCAATTTATACGACTAGTGCCGTTAGGGTCGCAGTAGTAAGCACTATTATTTGCATCATAGTATATAGTAGCGTATAAATCTCCACCAGTACCAAAGTATAAGTTACCGTTCCAAGCATTACGAGAAAAGGTAAAGTTTGTATAGTTATTGCTATTTAGGTAGCGAACCCAGCCACTGAAGTTATTGTTGCTAATGTTACGCTGCCAGAGCTCGTTGGCGTTATCTTCCCAGCCATAGGCAATCTGAGTACCCCAGTAACCGGCACCATTGCTGTGGCGCATACTGTCGTAAAACCACCACGAGCCTTGTGGGCCACCACTGCTTAAGTCGCCGTGGAAAGTACGGCCGCTGGTTGGTGTATTGCGGAAACCATCAGCCCAGTCGGTGGTTTGGTACTTAGCACCTTGATAGGCTGTAACTTTATATAGGTTAGAATTACTAGCAGGATCGCAATAGTATCCTGTATCACTATGCTCATAGTAAATACCTGAACGGATCTGGTCACTTAGCCATGCTTGATAAGTACCCATTACTAGGTTACCATCATCAGCCATGCGGAAGCGCCAGCTTCCATGACTACCTAGAAAGCCGATTGTGCTACTGTTGTTGTGTATGTATCGAGTGCTTTCGTCGCTATCATACATATCAATAGTGGAACTAGCGCTTCCATAACCAACAATTAAACCGCTTAATCTTGTAGTACTACTAGGATCACAGTAATATGCTGTGTTATCACGATCATAAAATATCGGTGCTCTAAAGCTATTATTAGCCCAGGCATGTTCATCTAACCCAAATATATCGTAACCATTATTCCAATCATAGAATCGCAAATCATTAAATGCAAACCTAAAAAAGCTACTTTGATTCTCGAAACTTAGTGCTGATGCTTGTCCTGGAAAAAATGTACTATTTCCGTTGACCCTAATTACGTTTAAATTGGAAACGCTGTTAGGGTCTAGGTAATAGCCAGTATCATTACGATCGTATACGACGTAAGCATACCCAGTATCAATATAAGTACCGCCGTATAGTTCTACATTAGCTCCATCACCACGGATTCTCCAGTTGCCGTTGTAATCAAGAAAGCCAATACTTCCGCCAGTATTTGCGTAGACGTATCCGCGCATAGTACTTTGGTGGTTACTACGGAACTGTAGTTCTACGGTACCGCCACTGCCGGTTATGGCCCACGATGCACCGCCGTTTGAGTAAAAGTGAGTACCATTAGCTTGGTTATATAAACCGTAGTTATTATTATGATTACGGAACCATCCATGGTTGTATATCTCATCAGGGTCAACACGACTCATTCGTGACATACTGTTCGGATCTAAATAGTATCCGGTATCGTTACTGTCATAAATAAACGGTGTGCGAAAATCCCCGCTGTTTATTTGTAAGCCCGTACTGTTCCAGGATGCAACGGTTGTTCTGCTACCAGGACTAATGCTATCTGCAGCACCATATTGTAGTTGTCCACCACCGTAACCTGCTACATAGAGTAAGTCGCCACCACCACCAGCATTTCCAAAAATTACATAGCCACCAATATTATTATCTTGGAAAGCTAAACCAGCATAAGTACCATTATCTGCGGTATTTCTAAATAATAAGTAGTTATTACCGCTAGAACTCTGAGTGGTAACTACACCACTAGGCATAGCCCCTACGCCGCTAGGAGTACCAGATGAAATGTGTACGCGAGACCCTAGGTTTGTGCCTGTTCCAATAAGCACATTGCCGTTATATTGCGCAAGCTTTACTAATCCACTATCTAGGACTTCAATGCTTGGTACACCAGATACGTCAGTAACTGAGTAAATTGTGCCGGTTAGTGAGTTTGTAATGCTAAAAAGCTGGCCGCTAGAACCTTCAAAAGAAAGCATGCCACCACTGGTTGGGTACACATTAAGCGTAATAGTCTGTGCACCGGTTGAGCTGTCTGCCCCAATAAACTGAATCTTAGGGTCTGCGGCTTGGCCTATATTAGGCGTAATAATAATGTTTTTATCTGATAATGCCATATATTCTCCTATGACCCCTAAATTCCATAACGACCGCGTAGTGCGCTAAAGTTCTGCTTTACTTCACTAGCTGAGAGTGCTCTATTATATATTTGTGCAACAGGTAGTTCACCTTGTAAGTTAAAGTATCCGCCAGCATAGGTTTCTCTACCAAACATAGTAGTCCCAGAATTACTTACTAATGGTATTCCATCCGAACTTGTTTGAGATCCAATACTAGTACCATTAACAAAAATTGTGTTAGTTGTACCAGACCTTGTCCAAGTAACCATATACCACTGATTTTGCGTAAAAGCATAACCGTAGCTTAAATAAGGTCTTCTTAAATCAATTCCTGAGCCTGACTGATTAATACTAAATGCCCAATGATTGACATTCCAATCACCAGAGCTCATAAATGCACCGTTGTAATGATCTTGGGTGCCAGTGTACTTCATAACACAATTCATTGTTAGATCTGAAAGATTTGTGAAATTATTACCTGGAATTTCTATACCAGCACTATAGTTATTCTGAAAACTAAATGTATTGTCGTTATTATATGTTAAATTGTAAGCGTTTGTGGGGTTATTACCAGTTAAGTCAACTATCGCCTGAGAGTTTGATCTGGTACCTGCAACAAGTGGTGTGGCATAAGACACCGCTTCTACTTGATGCCCACACATCCATATCTTATCACCTACAAACTCGCCAAAATACTGACTTAGATATAGACCATTTTCGTTGCTCTGAGTTGTTCCTGTTGCACTTATTCTAATCCACTGATTAACTGGCCAGGTCCATTGACTATAATTGCCGTTATACGAAAAAGAGGCTATAGAGTTATTGTTAACGTTAGTTCTCAGATATGGCATAGCATTATTTGCCATTGCTCTATTCTGTCTATAGTACACAGACATTGTATAGGTGGTAGACGGACTAACTGTAGTGTACCCGCAACCAAATTGACATCCTTGTGTAGAAGCACTAGTAATTACGCCACTAAGAATTCGTAGATTGCTCGGTAGTGATCCTGTGTGCGGAAAGTTTGGTAGCGGTATATCAGTTTCATTACTGCTTAAAGACCAAGCACCTGAATTAGTCCAAGTTTGTGGACTATTTAGGTATTCACTATTGCCCTGGCCATTGTTGTAACTTAGATTAGTTGTAGGTTGTCCAATATAAGACTTACCTGTATTACCCATATCATAGTGAAATACTAAGCCACTGGTAACTATTCCTGGTCCGTTACTTACACTCATAGTCCGTACCTTCCACGTAAGGCGTTAAAGTTTTGTCGTACTTCCTCGGCCGATAATGCTCTATTATATACCTTAATAACACTAATAGTACCGCCAAATGCTTCGCTAGTATAGTCGTGACCATTACCTATAGTAAAAGGATTGTTTGCGGAAATACTAGCAGTATTAGAACCTGATCCATCAGACAACCCATTTAAATAATGCGTGATTGTGGAACCTGCTCTAGTTACGCTTGCAATATACCACTGATTTGGATTTAGTGTTGTAGCTGATTGAGTATTTCCGCTAATATAATTATTTAGTTTGTTTTGCCATATGTAATACTCTAATCCACCATAATTTCCTGAACCATAGTTACCGAATAAAAAGTCCGTACTACCAGAAACACTTGTTCTAAATACTACGTCTATAGTATAATTAGCATTAGTACTTATTAATGTATTGGTATTAGTGGTTATTTTATCACCACTACCATTAAAACTAAAGGTTCCGTCACTTGCATAAGTTAGGCTGTTAGCAGTTAGTGTATTGTTACCAGTTAAGTCAAATATTGCTTGAGTGCTACTTTTAGTAGTTCCCAACTCAGGCCAGTACTTAGGATGCAAGTCCATAAAATCGCCTGGCATTAGTGCAACTTTAGCGACATATAGCCGGTTCCAAGTCGCATACTGATACATAAATGTATAAAAATGTCCGACAGTTGCGCTTGCATTGGAGGTAAACTTAGCGCGACTCCAATACCAACCATTTCCTAAATGTGTTTCTTGCCATGTGTATCCACCATTATGAACCCCAAATTCAGTTAAGTATCCACTAGGTCCATATTCATAGTGATACATTAAATTGGGGTTGGTATATCGATTTACACTACGGTATAGGATAGCATATGTATATAGTTGACCTCCAACTAAAGGTAGACTAGTGCCAAAGTTAAACATACTCGGGCAGCAGTTTCCAGAACCACCATTATAATCATTATACCAATCTGCGTAATTACATCCTGGAATATTACCAACTCCTGGGATAAAAACATCTTCCGTACCACTAAAAGCTCTAAAGGTTGAGCCGTTGTCATATATACTAGATGGGCTTATTTGTGTGAGTACATTCTTAATTGCTGGCCCGGTGTAGCTTTTTGGATTAGCAGCATCTAGGTGTAGAACTAATCCGTCTTGTACTGTTTGAGTATTATTACCTATCATACTACACCATACGCATTCTTAAGCCAGTTATATTGCTTAACTATTTCAGTATCCGGTAACTCGTAGTTCCACATGCTAAGATGGTGTAGTTTGGAATGACCGTTTCCGTTTGGATTAGCACCTTCAAAGCCTATAGCACCAGTTCCAGCCGTATGGCTATTACCTAGTATACCGCCAGCTCCTCGACCGCCATTTTTACTACCATTAAACCAAGTTTGTGCTCCGTCTACTGAGTTAAATTGTAAAACTATGTGATGTTTTGCTTGGTAGGTTAAACCAAAACCATTTCCGAGACCAGTCCAGCCACCATTTCCTGCAATAAAAGCAGCACTACCATCTGCTCCATTACCTTGATAGTTTTGAAACATATAAAACGTCATGGAGGCATTTTGAAGTGTGGAGTTGAACTTGCTAATAGGATGGTCGGCATAACCATACGCTAATTGGTACCACTGAATAACCATACTTATAGTTAAATATCCGATGTTATTTAGCCAAGCAGGGTCGCCGATATTATTTGCATCGTTGCCCGTTACCAAATCAGTAAAAATGCTACCATTCCACGATTTAGGATTACGCTCGTCAAAACATAGTTTTAAATTTTCTGGATAAGAGCGAGGGCCATATGCAATCATTACCAATATCCTTTAGGGCAAGTCTTGAAATTAAATTGTGCCATCATTACAACAGGGCAGCCACACTGAGTACAAGTTCTGTCTGGGGTTACATACTCACAGGCCATACAAGTAGTTAATCTACGTGCGTGTTCTTCTGGTGAATTTTGTAGGTCGTGCTCTTGTGCTGCCGGTGTTTGTGCAGGCTGAAGAAAACTCATTTCTTCTCCAGCTGCAATATTTAGATTATCAACGTTCATTCAGGTATCTCCACCTCTAGCGAGCCAACATCTTTACGCTCAGCATAAACAACATAGTAGTAGTTTGGTTCACCGCTAAATAAGCCGTCATTAGCTACCCACACTGCGTTTGCTTCTACTTTTTCCACATATAGTTTCTGATGCTTGCCAATAGCGGTAAGTGTTACAGTTATGGTATCTTCATCAACTAGTGCAGTCCAGTAGTCTGGTAAGGTTATCTTTGAACCGCGTCCGCGTCCGCGAACATAAACACCGTTTTCTGGACCTTCTAAGCTACCATAACGCAGCTTCATGTTAGGCTTTGTTGGGTGCTTGATAAGGAAGGATTTAGTAGTAGCGTTTAAGGCACCATTAATAGTCATGGTACCTGCTTTGGTAATTCTTACACGGAACCCGCCACCATCTCCGTTATTATCCGACCAAAATGTAAGGTCGTCTGTGCTGTCTTGTCCGGTATAGCCTATTGCCCAGTTACCGTCGTTGTTGCCACGGTCACGTGTAAATCTAATACCGCCCCAAGTATTAGTGCTTGGCACTCTTACACGAATACCTTCAGCCCAGCCCGCACTGCGTGCGTATAGGTCAATGTTACCAGCTATTTTTAGTGATAGGCCTGTACTATTAGGGTCTAGGTAGTAAGTTGTATCATTACTATCGTAGAATATTGGTGCACGACTACTTATAGACGACCAAGTATTGCCGTCAAAATCACCCCAAAAAGTATTGCCACCATTAGTATTTCTAAAGTGGTAAGAGCTTGCATACTGTAAATACCAGCTACTACTATGATACTGTATTTTACCACTGACTTCACCGGTCCAGCCAGTTGAAGCCATTACGATAGGGCCGTACAAGCTTGCTGAAACTGAGGAACCTGCTGGGTCTACGTAGTAGCCAGTATTATCTCTATCATAGTAAAGTGGTGCCCTCATATCACCAGATGCTATAACACGGCCATAATCAGAATCTAAGAATACGCGAGTATTACCATTAGATGCAACATATAATCCCCAAGCACTTGAAACCGTTGCACTTGCAGTACCTCCTGCCACATCGGCATATGTAAAACCTATGCCATAAATGTTATTTAAAGATGTAGATGTTGGGTAATAATTTCCACCAATTGTATAGATCGCACCAGTTGTTGCAGTAGTTTCTGCCGAGGAATAGTTACCACTTAAATAACCTGTACCTGCACTCTTTCTGATTATAGCTGCTGGAACATTAATATTTCCGGCAGTGTCAATAGTTGTTCTTAAGTTGATGTCACCATTTGGAACAAATTCTATTGGGCCTGGATCATTCCAAAGAAATAAGCTCTTGTCCCCTACACTATTTCCAGTAGCTCTATTCTTAATAAGATAACCATTACCAGTTGTAGTAGTTAGCTGTATATATGAATAATTTCCTCCAGCATCAGTATTATTAATTTTATGATATACTGCGGAACCCGAACCAGTTTGAAGGTTATAACTTGAATTACTTACATAAGAACCGATATTTGATGAACTATTAGGGTTTACATAGTATCCAGTATCATCACTGTCATAAAATATTGGTGCTCTAAAATCATTAGTAGCATATCCGGTTCCACTTATGCTAACACGATAAGAAGAATTGTGAGTATTAGTTCCAAAATACCAATTACCAGAAGTAGATAGTGATGTAAAGTATGCACCAAGAGTATCAGAGTATAAACCAAATCCAGAACCTATTCCGTAACCTGTAGTACCTGCTATCCATCTATAAACATTATCCGCAGATAGATATAAGTTAGCACCGTTAGAGCCAGATATGGTTAGACTTCCACCAGTCAAAGATAAATTTGTACTAGTACTAGCCCCTCTTCCAGTTACACTGGCTAGCGTATCTGTTTCGGTATAAGAGGTTAAGTAAGTACTAGTATCAATGCTCCAGGTTCCGTCACCTGTTTTCTTTAAGAAACCGTTTGTACCGCTTAAGGCAGCTATGGCTGTTAAGTCGGCGTCCAGCGGTTGTTTATTGCCAAGCGCAGTACTAACTGTTGTTGCAAAGTTAGGGTCGCTGCCAAGTGCTGTGGCAAGTTCATTTAGTGTATCTAGTGTAGCAGGTGCGCTTGACACTAGATTTGCAATTTGTGTACCTACATAAGTTTGGGTTGCATAGGTACTGGTGTCTAGTGACCAGGTATCAGCGTCCGTTTTCTTTAACAAACCGCTGGTGCCTTCTAAAGCAGCAATAGCCGTTAGATCTGCATCTAACGGCTGCTTGTTGCTTAAATCAGTATTAAGATTAATAAAGTTATTATCAAGCTCAGCGTTTGTAAGGGTGCGATTTACAGCCGTAGCTCCAGTTTCTCTAGTTACAATTGTTGCCATATATCTCCCCGATTATTACAAACTATTAAGCTACTGTTACTTTCCAAGTGATAACTAATGTATCTAGTGCACCTTTGTTAATTACTGGGAATACTGTGCGGCATAACATTGTACCGCTTGTTAGTGCGTTGAAGATACCTGCTTCGGTAATTGCACCTGTTGAAACACCTGCGCCAAAAGTAGCTACATACTGTACGCTATCATTGCTAGCAGTCGTAGTTACAATGGTTGTGGAGTCTAGAGTAACACGAGCACCTAGTGCTGTTTCTAGCGCTGTGTTAGCGGCAGCGGCAGCAGTAGTTCCAGTACCTACACCCATATGTGACATAGCTGTAGCAGTGGCGTCTTTCATGCGGCTTGCAATATAAGCTAAACCAGTATTAACTACTAAGTTATGCTCGTCTTGTTGTTTGATCTGGCCATTTTCGTCAATTAGTGTTAGCTGTAGAACACCTTTGGCCTTGATTGAATCATTTACCATGATTTATCCTTTAAGTAAAATAAGTATTTGTACCTACGTATCCCGGCTCTACATAAGTGCCAGCAAAGTAGCTTTGATTATTAATAAACCCGCTATCTACTGCATTAGCTGTTTCGTAGAATATTGGATTAATATATTTAAGGAAAGTCAATACATCGGCTGTATATAAAGTTTCCGATGCTACTTTGCCTGCATTTTTGTACGAAGTTTCCGTACTTGCAAATACATCCGAAGCTTGTTTATCCAAAGCTTTAGATGCTGTATCTGATGAGCTAGCCAGATCAGATAAAGATTTTCCAATAGATTTTGCAGCAAGTTCTGCTAAAGCAACCACATCTACTGGGTTTTTATTTGTTAGAAAACTAGTTAAGTCGCTATAACCAAAACTAGTTGATAGTATTTTCTGAGTGTTAATGGCTGCTATGTCGCTGGCCAGGTAACTGTCTTGCTGAGTTGCGCTTACGTCAAACCGTGGCGCATCAACTAGTGCTAGGTACTCAACCACATTTTTACCAAAACTGGCTATTTGATCGTCATCAACATTAGCTTCGCCTAAAAAGTCGTCAGTGGCATCTACTAGGTCACTAAAACTCTTATTGTAGTCGACCACTCTACTAAACACATCGATTGTGTAGTTTGTGCTGTCGCTAAACAGTTTAGTAGTCCCTAGGCTTATTGGGTTGCTTAATAGAGTGCTATCGCTGGCGACCTTTGATAGCAGCTTGTTGTCGGTATCCTGAGTACTCACTAACTCTACCACAGATTTACCAGGTCTTATGGTTACTACATCAGACTGGGTAAAGCTATCGGTCAAGGGTTTTGTAACGGTTAAGCTAACAGGATTTTGTAATGCGGTGGCATCAACTAGGAGCTTAGTACCGTCAAATCTAGTAAGTTCACTGGTTGTGGCATAATCTACTATGTTCTTACCAATGCTTGCTATTTGATCGTCATCTATGTTAGCTGCACCAAAGAAATCATCTGTTGCATCTACTAGGTCGCTAAAGCTGCGCAAGTAGTTAACAGTGCGACTAAATTCGTCTGCTTGCGTAAATTGTGTGCTTAAGAGCTTAGTGCTGTACTTTGCAACAGCCTCTACTGTAACGGCCGTATCTAGCTTAATGCTACTAGCGTCAAATCTAACGAAGTCTGAGGTAGCTTGCTGCTCACTGAAACTGCGTAGAGCGTCCCAGACTAGCGTAGTAGTATCTGACCTGGTAAAAGTATCTGTGAAGGGTTTGCTAGTGGTTAGTCTTGGCTCATCCGCAACATCCGCGGTGTCCGCTGAGTTTTTAGCAGCGCTAAATACTAGGAACTCTGTGGGTGTTAGCGTTTCCACAAGCACCTTTCCAGTTAACTTACTGGCTATATCAGTGCTATAGCTCGTGTCTAGGAACGCTTTTGTGACTTCGTAACTAAGTTGGTCTGTTTTGCCAAAGCTGTCTGCAAAAGGCTTGCTTAGTACTATATATTTTTCGTCTAGTAAACCAGCAACGTCTGCTTTGGTTATGCTAACATACGAGCTAGCTACATCGCTTGTGGTACCATAATCAACAAGGTTTTTACCTATTAGGGCAATTTGATCGTCGTCAATGTTTGCTTCACCCAAGAAGTCATCCGTTGCATCTACCCAGTCGCTAAAGCTGCGCTTATAGTCTGCTATACGACTAAATTCGTCAGTGGAAATTACTTGATCTGGCTGAACCTTTTGATAAGTTAGCTTGGTAACTTCGTCAACTTGTACGATCTGATCAAACAGTGTTTTACCAAAACGCAAGCTACGAACATCCACACTGGTAGCGACGTCATAAGTTACTTTGCTGTAGTCCACAACTAGCTGTTCACTTAGCTGTGGAATATCTTGCAGGGTTTTGCCTACACTACTAATAAAGTAGTTATCGCTAGCATACTGTGTTTCTGCAAACGGTCTGTTGTAGTTTACTAGTCTGCTAAATAAGTCGCTTTGTGTTACGGTATCAAACTGCGGCTTTAAGTTGTATTTGCTAAAACTCTCGGTTATCTGAATGTAATCTTGGCCGCGAGTGAATAAATTAGGGTTAGGTACTGCTTCTTCGCCAACACCAGTACTTTGTACACTTACACCGTCAAAAGTAACGTCTGTTGTTTTACTAGTATAAGCTACGTTTGTAACTGTATCCTGAACTACAACATCTGTAACTTTAGTGGTAACTTGTGGTGCATTACCTGTTACTGCTGGCACCGTTATAGAAATTGATTGTTCAGCCATTGTGTAACCTTATCAAATTGGTGGTGTTTGGTTACTTACGTCTGGAGTAACGTCTGTTGGGCTAAATAGAATCTCTACCATACCACGTACTGGTTTAAATGTACGAGTAAAAATCTGATCAACCGGCTCTGTTACTCGCAACTCAAAGAATCCATACACAGGGCTATCTACGCCTGCTTGCACGCTCCACGTATTAGCTAAGCTACTTGGAAACTGTACATATACTTTATTTATTGCGGTTTCGGTCCAAGCAGTGTCTAGGTCAGGAGCGGTACTATTTACTCGACCACTACCAGTTATTAGCTTGTAGTACTTGCTATTATAGAGGACGACTTCTTCTTTGTTATATGCTTGACCACTTTGCCAAGTACCTAGGTAGATGGGAAGTCTAACAAAAAGTGTTGTTTGTACACCACCCACCTTAACACTAGTAGGCCTATCTGTTTGTCCTGCTACGTTATCTGCTTCAACAACAACTGCTTCATAAACATAATTTTGGTTTGGGTTATGCTTTACGCTAGCATCTTCTACGAAGTTTAGGGTAATAGGGAACTCTAATTGTTCCCCTTTTACTAAACTCCACAGTACTGATCCGCCGTCGGCAATTAGATCCTGTGTTGTATTAGTAAGTCTTGATCGTGCCATAGTTTTCCTTTCGAGCTAACTGTTTGAAAGTACTTACCTCAGCAGTAAGTGCACAAACTTCTGTTTGTAAGCGTTGATTTTCTACAGTTAATTTTTGTAGTTCTTGATTTAGGGCTATTACTTCACTATGTAACCTGCCAAGTTCTACACTAAGCGCTGTATTCTGTTCACTCATGCGCTCCAGCTCTGTGTGCATGAGAGTTATTATGCTGGTTTCTGCCTCGGTACTTCGCCAATCTTTCATTAGTTTTTGTACACCAATTATAACTGCGATTGTTGCTAATGCTACTAAACCAAGAGCTTGTACTGATTGTTCTGCGTCGATACTTATCATCGGTGCACTCCGTTACGTTAGCGGTTAGTTAATACAAACCATTAATTAGATTAGGGTCGCAGTGTTCTAGTCTAGCTAACCGCCTGTCAAGAAACTTTTTAGACACCTGTGGACATTTTGTATTATTATATCACAAGAGCATATACTCGTCAACCCAAAAAAATACCAGCCCTGAGGCTGGTATTTTTTATTGTGGTGGGACTGGCCACGTTACGTCTAGTGGGTAACCACTTTGTTTGGTAATATCCCGCAGTGCTTGTCGATAAGTCTGCCACTCGCTATACGTTGACTCACCTAATCTAGCTTTGGCAGATAAAGTATCTGTCCAATCACTATCAACTAGTAGTTGTAGTCGTTTACGTTTTATTACGTCACCGGCCATCTCTAGTATTTGCTCTTGAGACCTAGAATCTTTCCACTGTTCTATATCTTTATCCCATCTTACAAAGGGGTTATCAGGTTTATTTTGATATCTTTGTTTTACTGATCCGCTGGCGATAATAGGTATTGTTCGCAATAAATCTACTCGATCTATATCAGGATTAAACTCACCTTGTAATATTCCCATACCGTTAAGTATGTTCATAGCTAGAGCTTGCATATCACCTTCAAGTATCTTTCCGGTAAAGGTGCCGTCCGAAAGTCTATATTCACTATATTTCATACTTTTAAACCTTGTAGACTATGTTGCCAAACTGGGTTAATATCACTGATAGCGTTTACAGAATTTTCAGACGTATCTCTTGTAATGATCCTTAATCTAGCGTACCTACTGACACTGCCTGTAGTAGTTTGTATTACTACATTTATATTAAAAGGTATAATAATATACATGGGGGAGGCCCACCCAAAACTACCCGTTACAGTGCTTAATACATATTCTGCTGCAAGAGATTCCATATACTGCTGATTTCCGTTACCGTCAAACACATCTACCGCTAACAATGTAATGTATGCTGTGGCTCTGCGACTAACCGATATGCGTCCACATAAAGTATATCTTACTGAACTATTTTCGCTAGTAAGAGATATAGTATCTGTGAGTATGTCGTGCTGACTAACATAATTAGGGTACAGACTCACTAAGTTACCTGTAGAACTTACAGTAATGCTAGTAGATACGGCTCCTGGCACAATATTACTAGTATTAATAATGCTACCATTTACTACTAAGTCAGATCCGTTCCACAGCATAGACTTAACATTATTACCAATATGAAATTTAGGTGTTCCACCATCGTTACCTAAGTAAAATCCATTATCTGTTGATTCGGCCGTGGTCTTGCCGGAATTAAAATACCCGCCCGGCATTACACTAACAGCACTAGCAAGTGTGGTTCCTAGTAAACCCTGGGCACCTTGAGCACCTGTAGCACCTTGAGCACCTGTGGCACCTTGGGCACCTGTGGCACCTTGAGCACCTTTATCGCCCTGAGCACCGTTTGCACCTTGTGAACCTTGTGCACCAGAAGCACCTTGAGCACCAGTGGTACCTTGTGAACCTTGCGCACCAGTCTCACCTTGAGCACCAGTGGTACCTTGTGAACCTTGCGCACCAGTCGCACCTTGCGAACCTGTGTCACCTTGAGCACCTTTGTCACCTTTGTCGCCTTGAGAACCTTTATCACCTTGCGAACCCTGCGAACCTTGAGCACCCTGGGCACCTTGCGCACCCTGTGAACCTTGAGCACCTGTGGCACCTTGAGCACCTGTACTACCTTGGGCACCTTGTAGAGCTAATACATTCCAATAGGTAGTATTAGTTGGAACAGCATTTGTATGTGCTAGTATACAAATATAAGTAGTTCCATTATAAGCGACTGTATCGGTTTCTACGTAAGCGGTGGATGCAGACCACGTACCACGATACGTAATACCCGCAGCACCTACGCTACCTGCGGCACCTTGTGAACCTTGAGCACCCGGACTACCTTGTGCACCTTGATTACCTTGAGCACCTGTCACACCTTGGGCACCCTGGCTGCCTGTATCACCTTTATCGCCTTGTGCACCCTTATCACCTTTTTCACCCTGTGAGCCTTGGGCACCGGTCGCACCTTGAGCACCCTGACTACCAGCCGTACCTTGATAGCCTTGTGCACCTGTGGCACCCTGAGCACCTTGTAAACCTTGCGCACCTGTAGCACCCTGAGCACCTTGATTACCTACTATACCTTGATCACCTTGTGCACCTTTATCGCCTTGTAAGCCCTGTGGGCCAGTCAAACCTTGCGGACCTTGAGCGCCCAGCGTGTACCATCCTGTATTAGATTCATTTCGTATCTTTAAAACTGCCATATTATATTAAAACCTCGCCAACAGGTCGTATGGCATACTCTCCTTTTAATGCTATTAGATCTGACTGAACTACAGGAATATTATGCTGCTGTTCAAATTCTGATGGAAAGTAGGTTACCGTACGACTATTTTGAAATCGCCCTTTAAATTCGGGAATGAATCGTGAAAATTTACTATTAGTATAATACCAAATAGAGTTTTCGTTCCAAAATGAAACATGAGTAGGATCTTGAAAAGCACCACGACCATCAGTAGAAGGCACCTCTAGTAGTAACCAGCCTCCTGGAGCTAATACTCTGTGAGCTTCATTCATGGTATGTATAGGATCTTTTAAGTGCTCAAATATATGCGATGCTCTTATAACTCCAACGCTATTATCAGCAAAAGGCCAAGGCTTATTTAAGTCAGCTACTATATCCGCATCAAATAAGTCAACAGTTGTAAATCCGGGCCAAGCGTTTAGTCTACCACCTAAATCTAATTTTTGCAGTTTATTATCGTCTGACCAGCGCACAGCCATGCTACGACTATATCGCAAATAGTTTTGCAGGTTTTGTATTTGCACTTCGCTGTTATTTGTAACAGACGCATTATTATCGTGTCTACGATACAAGTATAAGCATTTATCTATGTGTTTAAATCCTGAAGCTCCATATTTAATATACAGCCTACAACAAAGATCATGATCGTCTCCGGTTTTAATACTGGCGTCATGACCACCTACAGACGCATAAGCGCTTGCTCTCCAGGCACGCACATGGTCTGGTGCCCAATATATTGAGCGCATCATGTGTGCACTTGGAGGCCAAGCAACCATTTCATTTAATTCGTGATCGTTGTAGAAAAACGGTCTAGACACCCATCCATAGTACTCATCGAACTTAGGACTTTCCCACGTACCTGTAATAAAGTTAGCACTATTGGAATACACCATAGCAACTGCTGGATCTTCGAAAGCAGTTGCTATTTCGGCCAGTGCGGTAGGAACCAATAAGTCATCAGAGTCTAGTTCTACTAGGATACTTCCTAGAGCATTAGCACAGGCAAAAGCTTTTAGCCTGCCTATTTTATTGTGTTCAGGATTATCGTTTTCAATAGTTAGTACACGTACACGCGGGTCATTTAACATGGCTTCGGTTACTGCACCACCGTTATTAAGAACTACTACCCACTCCCAATTCTTGTAAGATTGTGATAATATAGAAGCGTATGTTTCTTCAAGATACGGAATAGACTTATGATATACTGGAGTTATTATGGAGATCATGTTTATTAGGATACGTCAAGCCAAACTTGTTTGGCAAAAGGATTGGTTGGCTCTGTGGCCGAGATATTATTAATACCTAATTCCTGTGATATAAAAGGCTTACTACATTGAACAGTATGGCCATTCCAAGTTATACTTGCTGGTCCACCAGTTGTTCTGTCAAACCTCAATTCAACATCTACATCTTCAACGTTTAAGTTAATTATGGCGTAGGTACTTGTAAACTGTGCTACAGCTACTGGCCCTACAATTTCTGTACTATTAAGAACTGTTGCTGATAGTTGTGAGCTAAATGTATATACACTAGTATCTATAGCAGATATAAAAGCGTACTTAACATAGTAGGTAGTATTTGGTTGTAAATTTGGTATAGTTATAGATAGGCTTAGACCACTAAAAGCTACGGTACCTTGAGTAGTTGGATTAAATCCGTCTATTGTGGAGTACCATACTCTAACCTCGGAAAGGTCATCTCTGACCTTTCCTGTAGTTGGATCTGTTGGAGTGTCTAAACGTAGTTGCAAGGATTTTACACCAGGCGTTAAATAAGCTGACATAATTATTTCCTTAAACTATTGTTTTAATTACTAAAGAAGATAGCGCGCTAGAAGTACTATAGTTATTATTATTGTCTATAGCTCTGCAGGCCACTCTATATGTAATACCTGCTTGAGATATTCTAGGTGTAGGGAACTCGGTAATATTTAACCTACCTGCAGTTCTACTTTGCACTACTTTAATATTGTAAGCAGCGATATCTAGATCCCAGAAATCTTCAGTACCATTACTCTGAATGAACCTATATTCGTAGGTATTAAAGTCATCGGGCTTGGCAACATCAGTACTAGCTGTAGCAACTAGATATACTCCTTCTAACCCTAGCGTAACAGCGCTGGGTGTATAGTAGTTGATAATTTTACCTATATTTTTTGCATAGTAGATTGGTGACCACCCACCTACTATAGTACCTGAAGAATCAATATATCTGGCACGTATTTTATACATGCCGTTTACTTTTAGGCTATCAATAACTGCACTAGAGGTTTCTTTATTAACAATAATACTATTTGCAGGTGAATTATTGATGAATTCGGAATCAGCGCTTGTATACTGTATTTCAACTCTTTCAGCACTACTACCTAAATCAGCTGGATGAGCGTACGAAACAATTAAGTTATTTTGGTACACGCCAGGAGAGATTAACTTAGAAGCTGAAGAATCACTAGTTGTTGTGGCAATTAGTGGGAAACCCTTAATACTGTTCTTTACTAGAGGTATATTTTGTCCTGTTATGTTTGCTCTGTAACGTACAATATCTGTTGTGATATCGGCAGTATATATGTCTGGTGAGTAATCGACCAGGGTTATTTTAGCTGTTGCATCAGAAGTTGGCTCAATAGCAGTAACTATTAAATCTTGAGTTACTGTACCACCATTACCAATTTCCCCAATCATATAAAGATTATCAGGATATACCATATCAGCATCAGTTAAATCCCTTACAGATATTTGCTCATAAATAGCTGAAGTAGTTATAGTTACTAACTCCTTAGTTGCATAATGTAGAGACCCAGTCGTACTATTATAAGTATTGGTTCTTATTTGTATCGAGTAGATTTTACCACTTTCTAAATATACGCTTTCGCTTAGCAGTAATACTTTGTGTCCAGTAATCGGATTTTGTGTTACCGATTTTATACGCCCACTACTTACACCCCAACGAGGAACATCGTGCGCTACCTTTACCCGATCTCCTCTAGTACAAACTAAGTATTCAAAATCGGTATTTATTGTATATACTTCTGGACGTAATCTTAGCTGTGCGAAATGCCACTTTGCGAAAAACTCTACCTGATCGCTATTAGTAACTCCAGGTAAGCTAATAGATTCGAATATTAGTGCATTGGAACTATTTTTACCATAGTTATATACTATCATTTCATCTATTTGATATGCCTTATCTTCATTAGGGTACGAAATACGGAAAGCGTCTGGTACTTTTGGTAATAATTTGGTGGACTCGAATCCCCAACTATTGTGTGGAGTAAAGAATTGAGTTGTGTACTCTCTTGGCTTATCAATAACCACAGTCCATTTACCGTCAACGTATGCTGGACTAGCCATGCCTGCAGCGCATATATCTCGTAATACATCCATTACGCTACGTGTGTTAGTAACTACATCATTATACGTAAACAGTATATTTTTTACATTATTGCCATTACAGAAATTATACCAAGTAGCTAGCGTATTTAGGTCGAATGAAGTTAATCTGTCGGCGTATTCTATTCTATAAGCATTAGCAGGATGCATTAGTACATAGATAAATAAACTGGCTGGATTATTTGTTGGTTTTAATTTTTCAAAGTCCCATGTGGTTCCATTATAAGTAGGCGCTAAAGTCTGCACTAGGGCATTAATACCGTCTACTTGTCCATTTACCTTATTACTACTTTGGATTCTTATTGCTGTTTTAGCTAGTTTACATCCTGGCGGATCAATAACTGGGGGAACTTGTGTACCAGTATCGTCTCGACTTGAGTACCCTGTTACATCAAATAACACAGTCTTAAAGTATCTACGAGCTTCTCCGCCTAAATCTGGTTCGTCATTTGTAGTACGACGAACTCTAACTGCATAGTAGTCATGTGGTAGAGAGTTAACTCTGTAGGTGAAGTTAAAGGCATCTTTACGCTTGCTGTAAAAACCAGCTTCACCAAACTTTAATATAACACCACTATCATTAGTATTTAGAGCATTCATACCAGCATTTGCAGTATAAGTTATTCTACATGCTGCGGCAGCTGGCCCACCTGTGTTAGTACCTGTTATTTGTACAGGATAGCTCCCCTTTTCTAGGTATACAATACCTGATGTAGTCTCTGTAAATCCTGGTATTTCTAGTACTTTGGCTCCATTAATAAACATAGCTCCGTAATTATCTATACTCGCTTCCACATAGTAGTAGCCTGTATAAGGAAAAACTACGGTCTTAGTTACATTCAAACTAGTATTGGCATCTGTATTCCATATACCGTAAGTATTTAGTAAACTAGAGTACTCATTTACAGTACTAGTATTAACTATACCAGCTGCAGTATACTGGCGTGATGTAAATATAGTGGTTGTTTCACCTGGAGGAGGAATATCTCCTGCTGATAGGTAAAGCTTACCTGTTGCGATTACTATGTTTACCGTACCAGTAGGTATTGCCTGACCATAGCTAGACTCATCTGTGCTAGTTATCGTTACCGGCTCTTGCAACAGCTGTAATCCAGTATACGATATTCCACTAGCTGTTAAGTTGTTTGTTGTACTTACTACTACTCCATTATACGTACAAAATGTATAAATCGGTATGCTGCCAGCAGGTATTGAAGGCATTCTCGTATAGTTACTGTCGGTAGAGATTAGGCCTGGGTAGCTTCCATTACGATATAGCGTCTGTAACTCCGCATCAGGTTCTGCATCGGCAGCTTTAGTGGCTGCACCTTGATATACTTGTATACCACCAGTTGGTAACATTGCAAATACATGGTATCTATATAAGGGTACGTACTGAGACCCTTCTTCCGATATATACCTAGATATGCCTACTTGAGCATTAATAGTGTGTGTAAATTCTCGGGCGTTCGGTGTGGCCCCTGCCCAGTAGCCCAGAGAGTATGGACTAACCGGATTCCAACTTAGTGGTGCAGTTGGGTTACTAGGATTATGTTTAGCTATTTGTATTTCTACGCCGGATACAGCTTCCATTACTCCGCCTGCTTCCGGGCCTGCAGTAATTACCTGACGCATACCTTCTGGAAAGGTTAGGCCAACTGCTAGCGATTCTGCTTTTTTAGTGAATCTGTGCTCAGCCCAAGTATTTCCATCAGTCGGATTATTTTTTAGCTCAACTTGTAAAACTTTTTGCTCAACATCGTATGGATATATTCTATTAAACTTAGTGGCGTCTTCACCTGTAACGCCTAGTAGTGTTTCATACTTAGGTACTTCATCAGGGTAGTTAACTGAGTAGTACGATGATAGTGGAGTTAAGCCTACGCAAATACTTTCGTTATCAATACTTAGTGGACCAAATCCCCAGATTATTAATAGATTAATCAGAGAGCTATCAGGCGTAGTCTCTATGTAAGGCACAGCACCCATTAATCCAGTAACTCGTACTTTTCCTAATACAACTGGAATAGCTCCAAACTTATTAGTTTGATTGGATGCTCCGGTAAATAAATTAACACCTCTGGCGGATCCTGGATCAACTCCGCCCGCGGTAGTGTCTGGACGAATAGGGAAAACTGCATTAACAAGTGCCATAGCAGCCATGTTAACTGCCATTGTCCCAACTATTTTTCCAGTTGTTGTAACTACACCGGCTTCAGTAGTAAAGCCCATAGCTTTGCCAGCTTCAGCTCCAAGTCCAAATTCTTGTGCAGCAACAACTACTGCTACCATTAACATCATTCTAAAGGTATCACGACCTTCTGGAACTGATCTATAGGCAATAGTCTGACCTTGTTCTAGTACAGTAGACTCCCATTCTTCGGGCGGAATCTTTTTACCATCAACCATAACTACTAGTTTGCTAGATAGTCTATCGCTTATACTATACTTTTGCTTTGTATAAAGTACGAAATCTTGAACTGTAGTACCAGCTACTGTCCAGTCTTTAACTATAGCAGTTTTTAGCGGGTGTGGTGCACCTATTACTTGAATTTGGTTACTTCTATCAGGCTTGTAGTACCCTTCTAATCTATTGGCCCATTTTGGGCTAGTAATAGATTCGATAACAACGTCTTTATTCTCTCTGGAGTGGATAAACTTATTATTACCAACATATACACCTACGTGGCAAGGTTCTCCATAGATATTAAAAACGCAAACATCTCCAGCTTCTGGAACTGCTTGTTTTTTCCACTCTACCTCTTTATACTGATCCATTAGCGATATAATAGCTGGATCGTACGGCCCATTATAGTCATCAACATAACTTGGCAGGTCTATATTAAGTTCATTCTTATAAAATAAACGTACCAGACCCCAGCAGTCTACTCCGGCTTCAGTTCTACCGTTAGCTAAATAAGGTAGTCCAATATATTTATCATAAGTCATATTAGAATAGTCCTGGAAAATATGATGGTGTAAAGTTAAATGAAGGAAAAGGCTCAGTATTTAAACTAATCATATTTAGAGATAGCGTTATAGCGTTTGCATTATACGTTGCGCTAGTTATATAAAACCCAGGAAAACTGGCCTCTACTACATCTGGATGACCAGACAGAATTAGTTCAATTAGCACTTTACAAGGCTTAGTAAGATGCTTACGCACCATCTCAATAGCTTCTGGGGTTACATAGTTTAAGGTTAGCGAACATTGACCAACACCGGTATCTTGCTCACTAGGTAGAGCTAGTGACATTGGCAAGAATAAGAAGTCATTAGATCTACTGGTTACCCCGTAATATACTTCATCATCAGTAGTAAGGTTAGTTAGTCTTTGTGTATAACCATCTGCTAGCCTTACAGTTGCTGGTGGTGACCCTACAAATCCTGACGGTATATAAGGATCATATATTGTTAAAAGCATTATTAGCTGCTCATCTGTTTCAGATGAGAACATGGCTCTAACTGCGGATGCTGATAGGCTATTTAGTCTACTCATGGTAATACTTCAAGTTTTAAACTAGTTGACCAGTATCCTGGTGCTAAATACTGTAATCGAAAAAACTCTCCATCTGAACCTGGAACTATACGAACTTCTACAGTAGTTCCTAGTAGTCTAGGGTGTGGGAAATTGAATCGTTTTACACCAAATAAACTTTCGTTTATAAAAGTTTCCAATGTTTGTGTTTGATCTGTTGTTAGGATAAAGCTTAAATCAAATGTAGATGGACGACGGGCCCTGCGTCTTTGTTTCGCAGGGCCTGCATCTGTTGCTGTACGTATAACATTTACACCTATAGATTCTTGAAATCCTTTTTGTGGGACTTGTGGAAGGGTCACTGGCCAAGTAAGTACTGCCATGTATTATCTCCTTGCAATTGCTGGGCGAGCATTGAAGTTATTGCTAAATGATTGCTGAACAGCGCTGCCTGGACGACCTATTTCACTGGCCACTATTTCGCCAATAACTACTTCAATTCTACGATTACCGCGACTATCTACGGTTTCTTTAGCAGTTGCTTGAGAATTGCTGTAATTATTAACCACGACTTCAGTTTTCTGAGCGTTAGCACGAACTCCTAAGTTACCCTGACCGTCGCGTTTTAGGGGCATAATAGCTTCTGGACCTGCTTCACCCATCATTCCAGTACCTTGTGCAAACTTGAACAGCGTTGGTGAGTTTACAATACCATTGGTAAATGAGCCGCCTCTAGCAAACATTTGTACACCGGCATCCCATACTCCGCCTTTTGCTTGTGGAGCCATTTGATTAAGACCTTGGTCGTACATAGTTCTACCAGCTGAATTACCATTAAAGAAGTCCGATACAGATGTGACCATACCGCTTAAACCGCCCATGCTCTTATAAAGAGCACTTGTTTGTGCTTTCATTTCGAAGCGTAATAAATCCAGTAGCATGCCATTTATTAGATCTTTGAAGTTTAGCTTACCAGTTTTTGTAAACTCTGCTAAAGCGTCGCCTAATCTTCCAAACGTATCTTCTACAACCTTAGAGAAACCTTTCATTTGTAAGCTCATAGACTGATCTAGTAGTAAGTTTTCACGCTTTTTACTATTTACTTTATCTAATTGAACTGCCTGTGCATCATAGTAGGCATTGGCTGCGGTTTTTGCATCTTCCAGGTATTTAGTATTACCGCCTGCAGGTGTCTGGTCAATCTTTAACTGAATATCTGCAAGTTTAGCTGCACGCTCATTGGTAAGTCTTAGGGACTCTAAAGTATAGCTATTCTCTAGTGCTTGTCTGTCTAGTGAACGCTTTTTAGCCTCTGCTTCTTCATCAGTTATCTTACCTAGTGAAGATTGAATATTTAGATACTCTTTAGCTAAGCCTATATCTTGCTCACGGAATTGTAGTACCTGCTGTTCGCTTTGGAATCTGTTATCACGAGCAATCTTCTCACTTTGGTATCTATCAAGCTGACGTAGTTTTAATGTATTCTCGTACTCTAGGCCACGTCTATTCACAAAATCCTGCTCGCGAGCTAGTTCCTTTTGAGTAAGATTTCTGCGCTCTGTTTCTGTACCGGTTTTTTGTAGTAGAGTTACATACTTGGTTATATACTCAAGAGAGGCTTTTTCGTTATCTAGATCCATCTGAGCTATTTTGTTATTGGAAATAGCAATATCATATCCAGAAGTATACCCTTGATTTAACTGAGCTAGTACTTGTAATCTACTTTGTTCGGTGGTCAGTATGTTTTTCTGAGTAGTATACTCGCCGGTAACGTACTCATTAAGCATTTCTTGCTGGCGCTTAGTTCTTGCTGTTTCTTCAGCAATAGCTTTATTTGCCTTATTTTGAGCTGTCTGTCCTTGAAATCCTGCTATTTGTGAAGCATAGGGTGCATAAGCTGCTGCAGCTTCTTTTACATCTGTGGGTTGCGTAGTGCTTTTTAAGATTCCTGTTATATCCTTAAACGTAGCATTAGATTTAAAGAAGTCTTGCTGTTGCTTAACAATACCTAGTTGCCTATTTATCTCTTCAGCCTTATCAGGCTCTTCTTTTAGTTTTCTAGTAAGCGCATCAGACTCTAACTGCAATACTAACTCTTTCATAGTACGAGTATTTGCAATTTGTGCATCTATTTGCTGTTGTTGAATAGAAATCTCTTTTTTGGTTATTCGCAACTCTTCGTCTGCAGCACCCATGCCTGTCCAGCCAGTAGCTCTAGATTTCTCCAAAGATAGAGCGGCTTTGTCAAAAGCCATCTGTATAGAGGCAGATATTAGTGCAGCACCACGTTTCGCAGCGTCAATTTGTGCATCACGGAATAAGTCAGCATATTGCTTTGTATCCGCTTGCATGTTTTTATCAACAGACTTTAAATGTGTTAAAGCATCTGTTAATGCAGCTACCTTTTTACGTAACTCAATAGTTCTATCACTAATAGAACTCTTCTTTTCCTCGTATGCTAGATCACGTTGTGCATTAGTTAATTCAGTTTGGTACTGTGCAATATTAGCCTGTGTACTTGCTAGATTACTCGCAAGTTGTGTAATACTTGTCGACTGGGCGGCCATATTCATGGCAACAGCTGGACTGAATAGTGCTAGTCTGCTAGTGTCTTTTACAATTTCATTTAACTCACGAAACTGCTCTAGGGGCTTATCCATAGACGCAACCATTTTCTTAGATACGTCAAATAAGGCTAAACCTAATTTACCTACTGCGTCGGAAGGAATAAAAGAATTGGATAAGTCTTGCGCTGCTTTTGAGGCTAAGTCTAGTGAATTCTTTAGCTCAGTCATTCTGGAAGCTGAATTATTTACTTCTTTTGAAAACTCTTGAAATATTTTAAGTAAAGACTTGGCTTTCATTTCGTCGCTGCCAACATCTTTAATTATTGTAAAACCGCTTACATTTTCTGTGCCTAGTAAATCTTGAATACGTTTAGCAAATGCTGCTTTAGTTTCGGAATCAGGGGCCACATCAAATGCATGACCAATTCGTGTAGATATGTCCTTAGCAAGCTGAGTACTAATATCAGCTCCAAATAGAGACTTAATCCACTGCTTGCCTTTGTCCCAGCCTTCAGCTTTTGCGTTAAAATCGGTTGCCTTATCTACGTTAGCTTGTAGCGCTTGAGCCATTTCATTATAGGCTGTAGCTACTGCTTGAATCCCTTCTGTAGTCATGCCCCTATTTCTAGATAGGCTCATCATAGTTCTATCTAGGTTTTCTGTCGCTTCCTTGGACATTTCTAAGCTACTATTAAAAGCATCAACCTCTTTATTAGCTTTAGAAAATCCGCTGTCTATAATGCCCCAAGCAGTGCCAATAGCCGCAGCAATAACACCAAAAGTACTAAATGCACTTATAATGCCCATTACTCGACTACCAACAGCTGCTAATCCACCTGAAAGTAGGGTACTGAACCTGTTAGCACCTTTTACACCTTTTTCATCAATCTCTCTGTTAAGCTCTGCCCACGCACCTTTAATACCAAGAATTTGGGCGTTTTGACTAGCATTGGATACTAGTTCGCTACGTGTTACCTTGTCACGTAGTTGTTCATATTTTCGTAAAGCTACAATTTGCGGATCTAGTCGGCTAAGTGGCTTATCTGCTACATCCTGTGCTTTCGCATCCGCTTGCTTTAGTGCTAGTTTTTTCTGATATAGTGCAATTACTGCTTCAATATACGTTTTTTCCTGTTTAGCGGCCGCTATCTGCTCCGCTGAAGCTTGGCGTGAGCCACGCATTCCAGTATCTATTAGCTTATTTTTTCTGTCTAGGACTTCATTAACATTTTGCAGAAGTCTAGGGTCAGCTTCTTGAGCTTTTGCTAGAGAACTTACGGACTTTGCTAAACGGTCTGGCACCTGCATTCTGTTAAGAGAATTTTCAGCTTTTCTTACACTATCCTGTAAGTCTGGAAGTTTAAATCTGCGTTCTAAACGTGATTGGAATTCATCACCAAAAGAGTCTTTGAATTTTTCAGCGGCTGCAACTGCTTCTATAGCTGACTGTCTTAAACCTTCTCTGAACTGTCCAAGAGCAGGTAGTGCTCGGCTTAAGAGCATGGTGGCTATACCAGCTAACACAGCTCCTAGAGCCATTGGAGACTCTGATAGTACTTTTACTATTGGAGTCAATATTTTATTTACTAACTCTAGACCTGTTTGCGCTAAGTTTTTCATTGATGCTAGCAGCTTATCATAGGGATTAGCCTGCATGTCAATAGCACCAAATTTATCTAAACCTTCTTTTAATACCGCTGTTGCGAAAGCCTGTCGTCTTTCAAAGTCTGTTAATGTTGCGGTAGACTTACCAATACTTCTAGCATACTCTACTGTAGAGGCCTCTAATTTAGTAAAGATGCCTAGTTCATCTAATAATTCTGGTTCAAGTTTACTAATACCGCGACTTAGTCTGCTTAGCGCATCTGGCATAGAAATGCCCAGGGCTTGAGACGCTTTCTTGGCTACCTCGGCCATTTGCCCTATCTGCTTAGTGGACATACCAGCAGCAGTGGCTTTTGTAGTAGCTTCCATTGCATCACGCATACTGATTGCACCATCAGTAACTTGTGTAATGTTTTTAGCAAGTGATCCTAGTGCTTGGCCACTAGCAGCACCAAGCTGATCCATGCCGCGAACCATATTCGTAGTATCAGCAGCTTGTGATAGTGCGCGAAATGCTGCTCCAACAGCGAATAAGTTAGCAGCAAATGTAGCATAGACGTGAACAAGCCCGCCAAGACCTTGAGCTTGCTTAGCGAAATCTCTACCAGCAGCACCAGTACCTACTGCACCTCGTGCTACACCATAACTTTGGCCTTCGCCTTCTTGCATAAAGCCAGCAGCTGCTAATTTCTTTGATTGAGCTAGCTCTCGGTTCAGCCCCTTAACTCTTTCCGATGCGGCGCTAATACTACCATCATCACTAAGGTTAAGTTTAATATTTACTGTATTTGCCATGTATCCCCCAAATCTTGTGGACGGCTATAATTTATAGGAACATAAATTTATTTTGTAACCATTATATCACAAGGGCAACAAGCTGTCAAACTAAAAATTTTGACGACAAAAAAGCCTGTTAACTTCCGCTAACAGGCTTTTTGTTTTGCTCTTTGCGATTTATTTCTTCTGCTCGCACAGAATCAATCATTCTGACCAGCATAATAATTAACTTATGCTCATCAGGCTCGACTTCTGTGGCTTCCAAAATATCCTTTATACCAATTAGTGATTTTCCGAGATACGATCCACTCATAGTGTCCCACTCATCTCGTAACATCCTATACACACTAAAAGCTTGCTGAACTTCTAGCGGAAAGTCTTCGTATTCTACTGGTATTTCAGACTCAACTGGCTCATTGCCCAAAGTTTCGCACATTTCAAAGTACATATCCTTTGTCATGCTAACCTGCTGATTCTGAATGTAGTTGACCAACTGCTTATTTACTTCGCTGAGTTGGTCTTCGAAAAGTTTCCCAAGTCACTTACCTGCTCCGATACAAACGCATCAAAGTTTGAGGAAGCTTTCATCAAGTAAAGCGCGTTTTCCGCAGTAAACTCTAGCTCGTCTTCTGGGTCTTGGCTTGTTAAGTCAACAGGCGCTAGTTCTTCTAGATAACGTAATTTTAATCCCTTCCAGCCTTTTACAGCATTCTCAACATAAAGTTGCAAGAATAATTCTTCGTTGAAATCTTCTTGTGGTTGGCGATTTTTAAAAGTAGTTTTAGTAGACTTTTTACGAATGTTTAGTAGTGTTTCGCGGCTTAAAAACGCCAAGTCTACAAAGAACCCTGGCATCCCAGGAAATTCAACAGATACCGCTTTTGACGGCACTAGTAGAGATTTAAGAGAAATATTAGACATGTTATATTTATTTTGGTTAAAAGGAGAGTCTGGAGATCAGCCCAGACTCTGTAAAAATACTACCGCTTAGGCAGCGTTAGTAGTATAGTATTCAACTGTTAGTTCGTTGGCTGTGCCTACATCAAACACGCCACTTGTAGAACCTTGAGCTGTGAAATCTAGTGAAGTAGAAACAACCTGCTCTGTTGAAACGCTAGGAATGCTTAACATAACTGCTGGCATTGTTAGGTCAACGTGAGTTGGGTTGTTACCGCCGATAACAATCTTTAAGTAGTAAGCTGGATCAGTATCGCTGTCAGCACTTGTTAATAGCGCGGCCATTAGGGCACCTGTATTACCACTACCACTACGTAGGTAAGCGTTTAAGCTACCTTTGATACTACGAGTACCAGTGAAGTATGTAGCTGGCTTGTTAACAACACCTAGGTTAGCAGGCGTTAAGTAGCTAACGTTGTTAGAAATTGTGATGTTACCACCAGTTAGTGCTACGTTGTAGCTTGTACCACCAGCACCGATACCGGCATCTAGTGTTACTGTGCTTAGCTTGTTAGCGATATAAGGAGCTGTTACGTTCTTGCCGTTAGCAGTACCACTTAGGCTACCACTTAGTGTAACAGTTGTTGTTCCGCTTAGTGTAGGAGAAGTGATTTGACGTAGGGTAGCACCTTTACCTGTCCAGGCAATAGCAGCAATAGCGTCAAGACCGAAGTCGATAGTTGCTGTGTCTAGTACGCAGTTATCGATTACAAAAGTTGTGCCGTCAATAACAACGATTAAACCAAATTTCTGTAGTTGGTGACGTTCCGAATTAGTAGCAACGCAAGTAGCCTTTGTGGTACCGTTTGTCCAAGCAGCACCTGTGGCACCGATAGCAGCATCGCTGAACATAGCGTTCCAAAGAATGGCTTCTTCAGCAGTGATATTTACGCCGCCATCTTGTGGACGCATATAAGTTGAAAAGCTGAAATCTACGGCTTCTAGTGCTGTGTTAAAGCTACGCTGACCACGAACCGGTGTAGCACCTGCTTCGTTTAGTGTAACTGTTTCTGTTGTAGAGGCTTGGCTGAAGCTAAATCCATCAAGAACTTGTAGTTCAAATGTATTAGTAGCATCGAAACCAGAACTAGGTACTACGCCAGTCACAGGATCAAGAGTCGTAAAGAACACTCTACTGTTACGAATTAAATTAAATGACATATTTCATTTCCTTTTAGTAAGTGCCCCTTTACCTTTGCTAGATATTTATCTGCGACTAGTGCGTAGGCACGGTTTCTTACATTATTGCGTAGCGCACCTGTAAGTTGATCTCACCAATGGCATATGGCTGTAACAAGCCTTCATCCGTAGTGATTGACTGTATTAAAATTTCTGTTGTATCGTAGCCATTTGTGGAGTCGTAGACAATGTTGCGGTTATTATCTAAACACTGCTCAATATCAGCAAGTAGTAGTTCTAGTTGTTCTTGTGAATCCTCACCTTTGCAATAAACTTTTAAACTAACGCCTAAAAAGCCCCACTTAAACTCGCTGGGTAAGTACTCTCGTATTTCACTACCAGCAGTTGCGTACACACAAGGGAAGTCATTGACTTCGTCCCAGAATTTTAATTTTGCATAGCTGTTTTGGTAAAGGTTGGTTGTATATGGTGCTTGACCATTAATTTCCTTTAATTTTTCAGCTATAGCTTTTGTTATTGAAGTTCGTCTACTCATATTAGTACCGCTCGCAATCTATTGGTAACGGTCTCTGCCGCAATTTCTCTGATTGATTTGGAGATTAACAATTTAGGGTCACGGCTACCTGGGTATTGTTGACGACCACCTGCGGAAAATGTTGCATACGGATATTTCATATACGTATAAAATGCGGTAATCATTCCGTCTCGGCTTTGAGAAAGCTTCTCTACTTTTACACTACTAGCAAAGCGGCCAGTTCTGTAGTTGAGAATATCACGACGACTACCATCTCCCATATTTGCACTTACTACATCTTGTAAGTGTGCATCTAATAAGTTTTTAAGACTAGTTAGACTAGTTGTGTTTTCAGTTACTTTAGCATTTTTACTCTTGGCGCGAACAGCTTTAACTTTCTGTTTTTGCTTTACTAAAGAGTCTTTAGCCTTCTTTAAGCTTGCCTTACCTTTTCCGTCTACTCTGGAAACAGGTACTTTTGGTAACTGAATTTGTCCTGAATATTCTTTTTGAAGTACTGGTTTAAAATCATCTAGAGGTTTAAGTACCGCTTCTACAATCATATCCTTTAGTGTAGGACTTGATTTTTGATTTAATAGGTTTAGCTTGCTACTATCTGGAGCTTGCAAGCCTTCGTCTATGAACTGTTGTATAAAGTTCTTTACAACTGCTTCTGTAGCTTTACCCGTAAATACGCCGCGAGCACCAGTATGTGTAGTTGTTCCAGTTCTACCTAAAATTCTACCTACTTTGTTACCGGCACCTTGGTTTTCTGTATCAGCTTGCCACTCAATTAACCAATTAGTGGCAGTTTTTCTGTACTTGGCGTATATTTGAGCGTCTAAATCATCAATATCGGACGTTTGAATGTCAAAATCTTCAAGTACGTCTATTAGTGCATCTATATACGCATCTAAAGCGTCTAACTGTTCGCTGGTTATGTCATTTTGTGAGCCAAGTTTAGCAGATACACTGCGAAGTTCTTCTTTAGCTCTAAATAGTAGTGTGTTTCCAAACCCAAAAACGTGACCGCGGTCAAGTTTTTGTGTTTTTCTAGCAGATACTATTTGTGATTTTATACCTTGTACGCCTATTTGGCTACCAATAGAGTCTAAAACGTTTGATACTACTGTCTCTATTGAGGAGAATTTAATATCTTTGATTACTATTTGCTCTTGTCCGGAAGGGGACTGCCTGTACTCAATACCCTCGTGCGCTAAATCTTGTGCTTGCTTTTTTGCGGCATTAAATAGTTTAGCAGCTGTACCAGGATCCAGCATAGAAGCTAGTCGCTCTTTTGGTAAAATGAAGTCTACTATAGAATCATTAATAAACTTCTTGGATTCTTTACGTCCTGTGTGCACAAAACTTTGATATGCACCCTTACCATAGTTACCCAGGTTTTTATCAAACCAATATTTAAAAACATTACTATTAAATAAAGCTTTGAACTCTGGTGCACTCATGTGTAATCCGCTACATATTGATCTAAAACTCTGCGAATATGTGCAGGTAAGCTGGTTGTAGAGATATATTCAATCTGTACGTTATTGCTACCTGGAGTTTTTGCACTGTGAATTGCTCCATCATTACGACGATAGTAACTGATCAAGTCTAGGACAGCTAATTCAATATCGTTTGGTACGTCGTCGTATCCAGCGCGATAAGTTACTTTGTAACCTTTAGTTGCGCGCTTAAAACCGTTTGGATTTAAACTTAAAATCTTATCGCCGTCTAATACCCAATCTGTGTATTGTGTTAACGCAGTATACGTTTGCCCGTAATCAGCACTATACTGTACACTTGCTATACTTACTACAGGAGTTTCTTGTAAGATTAGTGTATCATATCCACCTTGGAATACTTCCACTTTATCTGTATCCATATAATCCACAAAGGTTCTACGGCAATATGTCTTAACTAGTTGTGAAACTTTAGGTAGTAAGAAGTCGATTATACCGTCTTCGTTTGTGCTTTTAATACCGGCATATGTCTTGTAATCTGCTCTTGTTGTTAGATTCAATGCCATATGTGACCTTTCTTGTCTTTTAAATAGGCTCAGTAAGCCCATTTAAAAGACAGGGCCGAAGCCCTGTCAATATCTTTTCACAGATTAAGCTACGTAACGTAGTGTGCTTACGCCAGCACCTTGGTTAGTAGTTGTCTGAGTTAGACCAGTACGTAGGCTAGCAACCATTACACGACGTTGTGTTTCCACTAGGTCTTGTGTATCGATGCGTAGACCGCGTTGGTTACCAACTAGGAAGTTAGCTGGAGCAACAGCGATAGCACCTGCGGCACCTGCTGCCTTGTCAGCGAACTCGCTGGAAACGATAACTGGGCTGTTACCAATAGAACCGATTTGACCGGTTAGTAGGGTAGCCTGTGTTCCAACTTGGTTCATTGTCTGGAATGTTGTGTCGTCTAGTAGATCGTAGTAAACGTCGCTAGAAACGATATAAACAACATCAGCTGGGTCTAGACCCCAATTGCCTAGATCTTTACGTAGAGCGCGCATTGTAGCAACAGTTGCTTTAGCTGCGTCGCTGATATCTAGAGTTACTGTGCTGCTTGCGTCATAAGATGCTACACCTTTAACTGGATCTGAGCCAGAACCAGCACCACGTAACATAGCACGATCAACAGCACGTGCAACACGGCGGATCATAGCGTCACGGATAACAGGCATAATTGCTAGTAGAGCATCTTCCTCTTCTTCATACGCTGTGTACTCGCTTGTAGCAACTTTGTATGCGTTTAGAGTGATTTCTTTTAGTGCGTGAGTTTGAGCAGCACCTGCGGAATCTGTTGTACCGAACTGAGCGTTAGTTACCCATGTTGCAACGCCAGCTTCTGGGTTTACAGGGATAGTCATAACGTTAGTTTGCATTGCAATGTTACGGAAAATAGGAGCCATTACTAGGCGGCGACGAACTTCGTCTTCCATGTTTAGGCTAACTTCTAGTTCCCATGTTGCGCTTGGTACGTGAGCACCGTACTTTTGAACCATTTCTTGGCCAAACTTAGTGCCTTCAAGAGCCTTACCAGCCATCTTAGCTAGTAGAACTGCCTTTTCTTTGTCTGCATACTGCATGCCACCAGCTGCTTTGTCGCCGAATTGCATACGAGATTTTTGAATTGCTTCTAGTTCAGCAGCTTTCTCTTTTAGAGCACCTTCTAGGCCTTCAAGAGCTTTCTTGCTTTCTGCTTGTGCATCAGCTAGACGCTTCTCAACTTCTGCTAGTAGAGTTTCTGCACCAGTTTGAGTTGGTGTTACTGCAGCAACTGCACTCTTGATTTTTGCTTCTAGGTCAGCAGCTTCTTTCTCAGCAGCAGCTTTTTCAGCAGCGGCTTTGGCTTGTGCCTCAACTAGAGCTTTAGCTGTTTGTTCTGCGGCTTTAGCAGCAGCGTCAGCTAGTAACTTTTCTAATTCTTTTGGATCCATGTTCCATTCCTTATTAATATCGCCTTTTGCTTCCGTTGAGGATTCTAGCCCTTTAGCTGACTCGCTTTTGGGTGCAAACTGCATTTTGAAATTGTTAAATTCTTCGGCTGTTTGAAAGGCCTTAGAAAGACTAAATAGTGTATTTTGATTTGCTGGTACGCTCACTACACTTATTTCGTGAAGTTCCAGTTCTTTTACAACAAACAGCTCTAAGGCTGAATTATATTCCGCATCCATGATACGGAAACCAATGCTAAATGCGGTTAGCACGCCGTCTTTTACAAGATTGAAAACATCTTCAGCTGCCGCAGAGATTCTGGCTTTAATCCATAGTCCCTTTTCGTCAACTCTATGCTCCACCATTCTGCCAGCCGGCTCATCGTGTTTATGGTAAGCAAGGATAACAGGATTCTTTAAGTAATTCTGAATTCCCGCTTCCCAAACACTGGCTGGTACTACGTCACCGTGTCTATCAACGTCATTGGTACTTGCGTAACCTTCGATGGTAATAGAATCGATTTTCCCGTCGGCAGTTGGTAGAGGTTCACTCTTAATAAAAGCACTTGCTAAGTGCAAGACTTTATTTTTATCTACCATGTTACCCCTTTTAGTTACCCTGATCTGAGGCGGGTTTGCCTCCTTGAGCTGGGTTTGCAGCAGATCCTGCAATATTTGCAGGCACTCTTAAATCGTCGTTACCAGGCTTAGTTTCATAACGCAGCTCTACACGAGCTTCGTTAGGAGAAATAATACCGCCATTAACAAGAGTGGCGTGGTAACTAGCAATGTCTTTTAGTTCTGGTTGTAGCGCACTAACGGAGCTAGTAATAGCTTCTACGTCGTATCCAAAATAACGCTCTACTGCACTAATAAACTTACGGTTAATTGGTAGTATTGTTTCCAAGTACATTAAGCGTAGGTTAGGAGAGATATTAGCGTTATTGCCACCAGCTAGTAGAATTGGAGGAACTCCAATTGCTGTCATAATCTTTTCGTCATGAGTTTTAATACTCTGATCAAAGTCCATATCCTTGAAGCTAGTTTGCGCTAGTGTATGAGGCTTTAAGCCGCTGTCAAGAATAATAGGGCGCTTGCCGCCTTGCTTTGTAGAGTATTTTTGTAGCCAGTAAGAGATTGTTTTCTCCTTGGCTACTTGTGATAAGGTGTTTTCTGTGGTTAGGACCATGCCTACAACAGCACCATTATCAAAGAAGTTTTCTTGAAACTGCTGCATTGCGTACATAATGTTAATGCTACGCTGGGCACTTTCAAGGCGACTACTGCCACGATAAATAGACTTGGAACTTACGTCACGAAAGTAAAATACTTCGGATTCTTTAAAGTCTACAATACCGTTGTAGCGATAACCGCGGATATATGTTTTTTCGTCTGTTAGGATTTCTACGCTGCCAGCAGGTAGGTGATACATAAACACACCGTCAAAGTGTATAAACGCATTGCCCTCCAGCAAGAAGTCTGTGAATATTGCGGTGCGAAAATCCTGTACGCTTTGGTAGGGATTAGGACGAAAGTTTAGCAAAGTATTTAGCTGCTTTTGGCGAATACCAATGGCAACACCTTCGTGTACTTTGTCTTTTACGTCGTAGTCTAGTGAGGCGGCACCGTTAACAACAATATTAACAGGTCTGCTAACTGACTCTAGCTTTTCAAATGCTTGTGCATAACTTAGCTTAGCATTTGTTGAAATTTGGGTACCCTCAGCTTGAGCGATTCGAGCTTGTGCGGGATTTAGCTTTTCGCGGAACCAATCCGCGCTTTTTGTTATCCAACTCATTTTTTATCCTAAATAAATCTACTAAAAAATGAGTGTGATTCGATAACAGGCTTGTGAGTATTATCACCGCCAAGGAATTTAGCTTTTTGCAAGTCAATCCAACGGGCCTGTTTAGGTTCCGAACCGGGTTGAGGTGTTTTACCGTAAACGCTATGTAGTGCTACATGATGCGGATTACATAGGGTGTAAACCTGATCATATAACTCTGACTTATGCTCACTGATAAACTCGTCACGCACAGCTAAAATGCCATCGTCGGTACTAATGTCATAACCTTTGCGATCAGCCCACTTTTCTAGCAGAACAGTGATTGAATGCAGGTGATGCAGTTCTAGGTCCCGGGTAGTTTCACAGATGAAACAACAGGATTGCTTTTCGTAAGCTGCCTTTGCCTTGTCGCGTACCCACTTTACAGGTATTCGTTTATTTGTGTTCTTGGCCATTTTTTGGTACAGCTTTAGTAATATTAGTATTATAAACTATAGGCACAAAAAAGTCAATGCAAAAATTTTCCATACCTATAAAGTATACGTATAAAGTGCATAACGAACCGCATCAGCCATGTGCGAGTATTCGTCATGCTTAGGACGCTCACGTTGCAGGCCTTCTTTAGTATCCCAGCGATACTGATCAAACATGGCTCGTACGTTGGTGCAGTGAGGCGCAACGCGCAGGCGATTTTGTGCTACTAGTGTTTGCACATAGGCAATGCCGGGTAGGACATCTTTTTTAGCGCGTGTGGTAGCTAAGTCGTACTGATAGGCCAGGTCCGACGCAAACTGTGCAGCCGCCGAATCAATGAATACAGTTTCTACGCCCCAACGAGCGCAAAGTTCACGAAATTGCTCGGCATGCTGAGCGGTTGTTCGCTCCGACTCCAAGTACTCGTCTACAATCCAAAAACAGTCGCTGCTATGGTCATATATGATAACCACAAATGCAGTGGCGTCACGATAGCCAGGGTCACAGCCTGCGATAGCTTCACCTCGCAGGTCTGGTGGAGGTTCACAAACATCGGCTTCTTGCAACTCGTAGATTTGACCCTCAAACACGGTGAATGAGGCAAGGTATTCTTGTTCAAATTCGGCCTTCGACATACTACGGCGAGCCTCCGCCACATCCGACTCAGCCATGCGAGTATTCTCCGTATAGTCTGCTTGTAGTGAGACCCACTCTGGAAAGCTATCACTAAAGCCACGATTCCAAAATTGTGAGAACCAGTTGTTGCGACCACGAGGTGTCGAAATAAAGATAGCCTTAGCCGACGGTTTATCTAAGGTAGGGCGTAGTGCAACGTTAAACGCGGCTTCTCCACCTTCACCTAGTGCGGCTTCGTCAAATATGATTAAGTCGTAGCTACGACCAACAGTTGAATCCACAGTGGATAGCGAACCCATGCGAATTGTGCTTCCATTTGAGAGCTCAATAATCTTGTCTTTTAAGTTATCTCGCGATACTTCTAAGTCAAAGTGCTTGATCAACTTGCGTTGCAGTTCAAACGAGATCGAAGAGAGATTATAGTTCGGCGAGATAATAAGTACATTCGACCCAGGCACTAGGGTTACTAGCTGGCCAATAATATTGGCAATATAAGTTTTGCCAAGGCGTCGCGCTAGTGCAGCGCATACAAAGCGGTACTTAGGATCGTTAACTGCGTTGATTAGTGCGATTTGGGGTCGGTTAATGGTATCCCAGATGCCTAGCAGTTTAAGGTAGTTTGTAATAGGCAGCTTAATAAATCTGCGCTGCGGATCAAACTCTTCAATATACTCACAGTTTACATCTGGACGTGAAACTAACAACATTAGTACTGCCCCGACGCTAAAACAATCTTACAAATATGCTCTAGTCGTTCAATATGTTCGTAGGCACGCCAAGGGCTTGTGTCAATAGCAACAACACCGTGTCCTTTAATTCCTACTATGTCATAGGCTATATTACCGTGGTCATCTAATTGTAACTTCTCGAAACATTGATTAGCAAGCTCTTGGCTAATTGGAGGAACATCTGGAACGTTAGGTGCTACCTTAGTATATCGATTAAGTTCTGGAAACGCATCACTAATTGTGCTGAGATCAATACCGGCGTGCATGGCAGCAATACAATAAGTTGGGTGTACATGAACCACAACACGAACATCGTTGCTGTGCTGTCCCATTGCTCTTTGCAATCCAAAATGTAAAGGAATCTCGCCGCTAGGACGTAGATTAGCACTGATGTCAGTGTAATACTCTTCTTGCCACAATAATCCGTGAATACTAATCTTTTTAAATTGATCTGGTTGCAGAGTTTGTTTACGAACACCACTAGGTGTGATATAGAAGTGATCGCGGTCATGGTGGCGAATCGACACATTACCATCACGCGCAGTAATCCAGTTGCGGTTGTAGGCATCTACTAAAACTTCGCATATTGTTTCTAGCATTAATTATCACCTTGTATTAAACGGTTAATAAGCTGCTGATATTTTGAACCGTCGTCATTGATCTGCACATTAACTTGCTTTTGCGGTGCGGTTCCACTACGGGCTTTTTCAAGTTGTATTTCACGGTCTAGTAGATCCATTGACATCTTATGCGACATAGCAAGCAGCTCAGCAATGTCTTTGGTGGATCCGGTACCACTTTCATGCAGTTCTTGAAACTTTTGTTTAATAAGTGCATCCATGGCTGCACGCATAAGAAATCGATTGTTGTAGCCAAGGTCAAAGAAAACTCGGTCTACATAGCGTTTGACTGTGGGGTCGTCTAAGATTTCCACAACTAGCTGGCGTGTTAAGCCTAAGTTATCGGCAACTTGGTCGTGGTCTTGTAGTTGCAGGTAGCAGTTTGCGACCTCAAGCCGCTCGGGACTGATCTGTAGCGCTTCGGCAGGTGAGTGGATGGGTAAGTTTGTCATGGTGTTATCCTTTGGGGCTATTTTAACATGCGGGGAAGCTTTAGGGCAAGTTGAAAATTTTGGTGGGTTGGGGGT